ATATGGAAGTTGGAGACTCTTTCTTCGTTCCTGGAGAAACATCAAAATACCTTGCTAAACTTTTCTACCAAAAGAAAAAGAAGAACTACGAACTGACTGCCCGATCAATGGATGGTGGAGTTCGTGTTTGGAGAGCAGCGTAATTTTATTATCTTTGTTTTCAATTCGGGTCGCAGCGAATTAAAAAACACAAAATACTAGCCCTGTTGAATAGGTGAGACTGCGACCTCCCTGTTCTTCGGGGCATTTTTTTTCACATTATGAATATAGGACAAATTGTAAGAGCGAAGTCTGAAAGAGATTTCACCATGTTAAGCAACAAGTTGTTGCAAGACTGCAACATCACCATCGAAGAGAAGGGGTTGCTTGTTTATCTATTAAGCCTACCTACTGACTGGGTGCTTTACAAAAAGAACTTACCTGAGAAGACTGGAGAATCTAAAGGGACTATTGATCGTGTTTTCAAACAACTTCAAGAGAAAGGGTATATCGTTAGTGTCAAGGTAAATGATCCTAAGACAAAAGTGTTTAAGGGATGGAATCATATTGTTTACGAAGAGCCGACATTGGATATATCCGACATTAGGGAAAAGCCGAGTTCGACAAAAGCCGATGTCGGTCAAAGTCTGCCTATACAAAGACACACTAATACAAATACTAATATTAATACAAATACTAATATAGATACATTGGCAAAAAAACCGAAAAATAGTTTTGTGCCACCTACGTTAGAAGAGGTGAAAGTGTTTTTTAGAGATAAGGGTTATAGAGAAGATGCCGCCATCAAAGCGTTTAATTACTACACCGATGGTAATTGGCATGACAAGAGTGGATCTCCAGTTAAAAATTGGAGACTCAAGATGCACGTTTGGTTTAAGGATGGCTATAAGATTCAAGAGGAGAAAATTAAAGTGAGGGACATCTTTGGAGGAACACACTTAAAAACTCAAGAGGAAATAAACAAAGCTGAACCAGGATTTTTCAATAAAATATGAGCAACTACCAAAAATTATCTGCCCTTGGAATTGTCTGCAAGGATACCTCGGCACAACAAAAAGTAAACTGTCCGTTCTGCAAAGACACGAGAAGTAACAAGAAGGACAAGAGTCTATCTGTAAATGTCGAGTTAGGTGTGTACAAGTGTCACTACCCAAACTGCGAAGCGTTTATGGGTAAGAGTGTAAACAAGTCGGACCGCAAGGTTGAGTACTTCATCCCTACATCTAAACTTCAAAAGGTGAGCGACAAGGTCCTCTCTTGGTTTGAGAAGAGAGGGATCTCCAACAACACTTTGCTGAAACTAAAAGTTACGGAAGAGGAATGTTTTTTCCCTCAAGCCGGAGAGAATAGAAACGCCATATGTTTTAACTACTTCCGAGGAGGTGACTTGGTTAACATCAAGTACAGAGACGCGGCAAAGAACTTTCGGATGGTTAAGGATGCCGAATTGATTCTGTACAACCTGAACTCCATAGAAGGCTATGACTGGTGTGTAATCGTTGAGGGTGAAATGGACGCTCTATCTTTGGAGGAAGCTCAAATTTACCCTGTCGTAAGCGTTCCTAATGGAGCAACGAAAGGAAATCAAAACCTCAAGTATTTAGATAACTGCATTGATGCGTTTGCGGACAAGGATAAGGTAATCATTTTTACCGATAATGACTCAGCAGGACTCTCTCTTCGTGAGGAATTAACACGAAGATTGGGACGCGAGAAGATTTGGTATGTGAACATACCCGATGGTTGTAAGGACGCTAACGAAATATTAGTTAATTACGGAGTAGAACTTCTTCAGAAGGTAGTTGCAGAAGCCTATCAAATACCAATAGAGGGCATTGAGAAAGTAAATGACGTGAAGGAGAAAATATCTGACATATATCTTAATGGGTTTCCTCATGGGTTGAAAGCAGGGTTTAATCAATTTGATGAGCATATCTCGTTTCGAGGGTCAGAGTTCACCATCATCACAGGAACACCCAACGCAGGAAAGTCAACTTTTCTGAACAATTTACTTGTCAGATTGTCTGCGAAACATTCGTGGAAGATAGCAATGTTTTCCCCAGAAAAGCAACCTACAGAGATACTTTTTTCTGAACTTGCTGAAATATTTATCGGTAAGCCTTTCTTCTCATTTGTACCTACCGCAAAGATGTCTCAAGAGGAGGTGGATAAGGCTCGTGACTTTGTAGAAGAGTTTTTCTTCTTCATGAAGATAGATGAGATGGATGTTACCATTGATGGTATACTAGACAAAGCAGCTGAACTTGTGAAGAGGAACGGAATCAATTGCCTTGTGATAGATCCTTGGAACTATGTTGAACACCAAGTCCCAAAGGGAATGAGTGAGACACAGTATATCTCAGAAGCACTCACAAAGGTTAAACGATTCAAGGATCGTTACGGAGTCCATGTCTTTGTTATTGCACACCCTACAAAGATCAGGAAGGAAAACGGAGTGTATGTTATGCCTACGCTTTATGATATAGCCGGATCTGCTCACTTCTTCAACAAGTGTGACAATGGGTTTGTTGCATATCGAGACTATGTGTCTGGGCAAACTCTCATCAACATCCAAAAGATACGTTGGTCCTTCATTGGCCGGGTTGGAGAAGTTCCTTTCATTTACGATGTGAAGACAAAAAGATTTGCAGAGGTTGGTGATGATAGTAGAGGAATCCTACTAGATGAATACGAAACAAGACAACAAGAATATGAAGACGAAGACATACCATTCTGATCCAGCATTTCAGTATGGCCTTCGACAAGTCGCAATCACTAAACTGAAGGACGGAGAGTTAATTGGCTCAAAACAAGACTTCTACGAAAACATTGAGGCTGTTTATATCTGTGTTGATAAAAAATATGTTGAAATAGTTGAAGTTTTATTTGGATTTTGTGAAAAGAATGTTAGATATTTGCGAAACAATAACATAATCGATAAAGAAGTAAAGGATGAAATTAAGACTAAAGCGAATAAAAGGACTTGTAAAGAACTTGGTATCGACAAGCCGATCAACACTCAAAGTTACAAACGCAAATATTTTCAAAATCTGTACAAGTTCGTATACTGGGACTTCATCCAAAGACACACACTAGAACAAGTTAAAGAAATTTTTAATAACCTATAACAATAAGAATGGAAGTAAAAGAAAGAAAAGTTCGGTTTGGTGATATCTTAGAGTATGTGCCGAACGATAAAAAAGAAATGTTTATTCATGACTTGGTAATCTTCGTTCCTCATTTAAAGGAGGAAGCTGATAAAATTAGCCATGTGATTTACAACGTGTCAATAGGGACTAATATGAGAACCTATATTGACCTAATGAAAGATATCGCTAAGAAAGTTTATAACTCGCCAGGTGATTCAACTAGAAAGAGAGAGAATATTCTTTACAGACAACTAGTTTATTGGATGATGCACAAAACATTGCCGGTTACATTGGCAGGCATTGGTAGTGAGTTTGAAAATAAAAACCACGCTACAGTATTGCATGGTATTAGAACATTTGAAAACACTGTTGAGACATCTTGGAAGGATAGGATGTTGATACAATATTTTGTTGAGAAGATGGAAGAGAACGGATATCCTCAACCTAAAGAAGCACTTTCAGACCTATACTTTAAACTTAAAATTCAAAAATAAACTATGGAAATCACAATTCAAAAGCCACACAAGACAGAATATTTCTTTAAAGGAGAAATTACTTTAGACGTGAAGTATGAATACACGCTGGTTAAATCTGTAACTGCGGAAGGAACAATTTACGGAGTGTCTGCTCATCTATCAATAGATGAGACAGATAAAAGTGATTGGAGCGAAACAAAACAAAAGTTTGTTCAAGATATTATCCGTAAACACTACGAGACATATGGAGCAGAATAGTACTCACAACATAGATCCTCACTACGAGATTAAGGACTCCAAGATACTCACCAAGTTAATTGAGGACCTTAAAAAAAGAGAGAAGAAAGGGTATCTCCAATACGGAACAACAGTGGACCGAACTGATTACGACCACCTCATGTGGTTACAAGAAGCCTATGAGGAATGCCTTGACATGGCTGTTTATTTAAAAAGTGCAATCGAAAAAATAAAAAACAAATGAGATACGGATCAGTATGTTCGGGAGTAGAAGCCGCTACGATGGCTTGGCATCCACTAGGTTGGAAGGCGCAATGGTTTTCAGAAATAGAACCCTTCCCATCAGCTGTCCTACAGCACCATTATCCAGAAGTTCCCAACTTAGGGGACATGACTTTAATTCACTCAAACCCTATATTTAATGAAACAACTATCGATGTTCTCGTTGGAGGAACTCCCTGCCAATCATTCTCAGTTGCAGGTCTCCGAAAAGGAATGGAAGACCCTCGTGGCAACCTGGCCCTTGAATTCTGTCGCATTGCTAACAAAGCAAAACCCCAGTGGATCGTTTGGGAAAATGTCCCCGGTGTCTTGTCAAGTAACGGAGGAAAAGATTTTGCTTCCCTCCTCGGGGCGTTGGGGGAACTCGGGTATGGGTTCGCCTACAGAGTTTTTGACGCTCAACACTTTGGAGTCCCACAAAGACGTAGAAGAGTCTTTCTTATCGGATATCTTGGAGACTGGAGACCTGCCGCAGCGGTTCTATTTGAGTCAGAAAGCCTGTGCAGGAATATTACGGAGAGCAGAGGTAAGAGGGAAAAAGTTACCCGAGCGATTGAAGGAAGCTCTACTACATACCGTAAATCAAGCCGAGCAACAACCAAAGACGGATTAGAGACATGGGTTGAAGACGATGTGTCAAACACTCTTAATTGTTTTGACGTTGGTGATGTTAGATCAACTGTGTCTGTTGTAGAACCAGACTCATGGTGGGACGGAGGTCAAACAGCCGCAAGTTTAACTACTCGTTGTCACGATCAGTATATGCCCGACAAAGGACACTTCTCTGCGGTAATTCAAAAAGATGTTTACGAAAATCATCCTAACGATAGCAGAGTTAAAGAAATGGGAGAGACAAGTAGTACAGTAACATCTCGTTGGGGTACAGGCGGTGGTAACACACCAATAGTTTCTGAAACAAAGTGGTTACCACCAAATGAGTCTGAAACAATAGGTACTCTTTTAGCAAGAGATTACAAAGGCATTGGAAATGAAGATCTTGCTGATGGTAGGGGATTAGTCGTTTCCGAAAATAAAACAATTGTGTTGGATAGAGCTTCTTTCAACCAAGGTCAGAACGCTCAATACGAACCTAAAATTGAAGAGTCTGAAACTTCTCCAACATTAGTTGCTAAAGGTCCACACGCTGTATTTCCTGTTGCCGTTGATATGTACAATATGAGCATCAACGAGAAGACTTCTCAAACCTTATCGTCCTCCGCTTCGGATATCAACCACACTGGTGGTACAATTACGAACGCAAGAGTTCGTAGGCTAACTCCTGTAGAATGCGAGAGGTTACAAGGATTCCCTGATAACTTCACAAACATCCCATACCGAAAAAAACCAGAGTCTCCAGATGGACCAAGGTACAAGGCGATGGGCAACTCAATGGCTGTTCCTGTAATGGCGTGGATTGGAAAGAGAATTCAAGAAGTAAGTGAAACAATTAATCAACAGAACGATGTCAACAAAAAGTAGAAAATTATTTATATTCTTATTGTCGGTTATCATAACTTGCCTAGCGTTAAGTTGCGACATAAGTAACTACCACCCAATACAAAAAGAAGACCACCAAATGTTTAAGGCCACTTACATACCCAGGGATACTGTGTATGTAGATCCAGCAACTGTAGGCACAACAACTGACCCTGAATATTAAACACTATGAACAAATTTCTAATGGCGGCTGTAATTATAACAGCGATAATAGTATTCCTCTCCTACTTTGGGGGTGATGATAATGAAAAAGGATTACAGTCATGACAATTACACTAAACGAATCAGAGGTTCACTTCTTGAGAACTCTTGCTTCTACAAGAGCATTTGTAAGCAGAAAGAAGAATGTGGTGGATCAGAAGTTCGCCTCAGATAAGTCGGGGTACGAAATAGACTTCGATGGATGCCTATCTGAGTACGCATTCTGCAAGTGGCATAACATTCACTTCAGCCTATCTTTTGGAGACGATACAGCAGGTCAACCAGACTGCGTGTATAAGAATTTGACTATTGATGTCAAAAGCACTCGCCTTCCTCAAGGTCGTATGATTGTCAAGTTAAACTCTCAGCCGATGGATATGTATGTACTCGCCATAGTTGAAAATGATTACACGATCCGTTTTGCTGGATACTCTCGTTCAGAGGATGTGAAAAAAGAAGAGAACATCCGAAACCTCGGGACAGGTGACTCGTATGTTCTCGACCAACATCAACTATTAAAATTTAAAGAAAATGCACACAAAAAAAATTAAGAAGACTTTCTTCCACGATCAGGAGGAGGGAAAGTTTTTAGAAGTGTCAGAATGGGCCAATGGCGCAGGGGTTGATATTGCCATAACCAACGACAAGGGCAGACAATTGATCCCTCTCTCCTATAGAGACGCAAAGAACCTACGAAGATTAATCAGATATATACTAAGACCAAATGTTGATTAAAGGCTACTATATCGAAGCGGAGGAGGTTTTAACCAATACTGGTGATATAACCTTCTTCGACCTAACTCCAACAGAGCAGTTAGTTAGGACTATGTTCGACATTCGGGACGTGATGTCTATACGGCAGATTGACGAGTTGATTACGGATTACGTTATAATAGAAATAGGCATGGGAAACCCACGCCTATTCAAAACTTCTTATGACTCAATAAAGTCTATCTTTATGAACCGAGACTCTATCTAGTCCATTCTTTTGGACCGCGACAAGACTTTGGAACAATACTGAAACCACCTTTTCCTTTCTTGTTAGGATTGGTTGTAGTCATATTCTTTTTACCACCTTTATCTGGCTTAACTTTATCTCTCCAATCTTTTGGTTTTTTAGTTTCAGGTACACCTTTGTATTCAATTTTACCTTTTTGCTTTTCAATACCTTGGTTTACCGCTTTATTTTGTCTTCTAGTTAATTCACCAGCAGCATTTTTTCTTTGCTCACGTTTTGACCCGGTGCTTCCTGGATATGTTGGATCTCCTGTAATAGGGTTAGTCTTCGCAGTTGTTTTCATTGTTGCCATTGTTTAATGTTTTTTAACCTTTTCTATAAGTTCCGTCTGAGTTTTGTATAAACTTAACGCCTCCTCTGACGTAAGTTTTATTCCCTACTACTGGTTTTGTGGTGTATGGATTTACTTTCTTCTCTACAACTCTTTTTCCTGGAGTAGGTGTGCTTTTAGGAGAGTTGCTTTTAGGAGTTGCACTCATTTTTGATATTTTTTTAATAGCCATGTTATTTTTTATTTTTTCCGTATAAAGGTTTGAATCCTGATCCCATTCCATAAGCCACAACAGCATTTTGAATACCTACAGCAACTCTTTTAGGAAGTTGTTTTGCTTTATATGTCCTTGTTTTATTCAAAGCACTTCTTTCAACTTTTTTACCACTCATGGTGTTAACTTTATCACTATCTAAAATAGTGCTGTTATTCTTACGAGCATTCTCTTGTGCTTTTTTATTTGTAGCAAAAGCGTCTCTTTTTTTCGTAACCTCTATATCTTTTTTGGTTACCAAAACTCTTTGATTAGGATTAGATGAAGGCATATATTTTCCATCTTTTCTTTTCAAGAATTTATCTACATTTTTTGTTTTAACGGCTTTTACATCTCCCTTTGATTTCCATATACCCTTGTACCCAAGTTCAGGGTTGGTTGTATTTCCACTTCTAACAACCACAGTTCTTTTTGGAGAGATAGAACGAGTTTTAACCACTTCTTTTCGAGTAGTAGTTGTACCTCTTTTATTATCTCTTTCAGTTGTGATGTTTGTCTGCTTATCCTTAACTTGACCAAAGATATTTCTTCTACCTCTATAGTCCTTATTTGGATTTTCAGCCTTTTTCTTCTTGTCGATACTTGTAGCCATAGTTTAATATCTTCTTGGTAAGTTTTTTCCTTTATATGCCTTTGCAGCCTTTTCCTCTAAAGGTATATTTTTTTTAACTCTACTTACAGTGTTAGGATCTTCCATGTAAGTTCTTACAGTAGATTTCTTTCTATTAGTTTTTGGGTTATCATCCCAATTTTTAGTCCTACCAGCAGATCCAGTATACTTTGTTTTATTAGTAACGTCAATAGAATCGTTTTTTCTATTCACCTTTATTTTACTAGTAGAAACTCTTTTACCGATATCCACCTTTTCAAAACGCTTCGTGCCTGTAAACGGGTTTCTAATTTGAGTTGTTCCCTTTAAATTAGTCTTAACCTTTTTTTTAGCAACGAAGTCTCCTGTAACTTCACGAGTTTTAGTATTTGGGCTTTTTGTGATTTTAACATCACGACCCAACAAGTTTTTTCTTGTAATTATTTTAGCCATTGTATCTACGAGGTAAGTTAGATCCTTTGTACGCCTTCTTAGCACTCTCTCTAACTGAAAGTTTGTTTTTAGTAACCTTTGCTTTTTCAGGGTTTACATTAAACGCCTTAGCAGTCTTTTTCTTTCTACTTGTCTCAGGATTAACATCAAGCATACGACTTCTGCCTGCTGCTCCAGTGTACTTGGTCTTGTTAATAACATCGACCATTTGCTCTCTAGGAGAAACAACCATCTTACTTGTAGTTATTTTTCTTCCTCCAGTCTTAATGTCCTTAGTTACTGTTGTTTTGGCTACACGATTACCAGTTACTTCACGAGTTTTCTCATTACCTGCGCGAGTAATCTTCACGTCACGACCTAAAAGGTTCTTGCGTGTTTTTACTGATGGTTGTTTCATTTTATTTATATTTTAACAATTAAATTATTAGTTGACTGAACCACTTCATACACGTCTACTTGAGCGTGTAAGTAGGTCACAGATGCGCCTGCAGCATTCATTACATCTCTGTCTACCTCGTAACATAAATAACTAGTGGTGTTCATGTAGTCAACGTCAAATGGGAAGTTATTTGCAACATAACTTTCAACATCCGCGTCCAACCCATCGTTAGCAGCAACAACCGAACCCTGTGTTGGAGATACGTTTGGTATTGTGCTTGTGATTCCTTGCACAATGACTGATTTAATATATTTTATTTTGTAGAAGTCGTATAAACCTGTAGCTCCAGAAGCTATTACTCTTCTGACATTTGTAGATCCTTCTAAACCTGTAGTACTTGTAACCATCTCTTTAAATATTTACACAAATATACTATTTTTTTATTAACAGTTCCACTTTTTTAGAGAAAGTGCTTTTCTTGTCGGTCTACCTTTTTCGTCCTTCATTGGACCTGGCATACCCGACATTCTAGCGCAAAAAGACTTGCGTCTATTAGCGTCCTTACTACCTGGTTTTAGTTTAGATGGTTTGGTAGTCACAGCGGTCTGTAACTTAGATCCGGGATTAGCGGCTCTATAAGAGGCCACCCCCTTTTTGTTGAGGCCACCCTTCGGGTCTTTGCCTTCCTTTCGAGTCCACGCTGGTGTCTTAGCCATTACTTTTTCTTTTTGGTTTGAGACTTAATAACCCTCTCCTGTTTTAACATAGCGGCAGTAGGCTTCTTGCCTGATCCTTTGTTAGCACGAATGTTGTCCCAAAGTCCTCTTGGGGACACACTACCATCTTTTCTTTTAAGCATCTGTTTTTTCATCGCCCTTGACCTCTATATGATTTAATATAGTTCTTAGAGTTCTTTGAGCAAGAACACTTCGTCTTTGCGATAACACCGGGTCTTCTAACCTTCGGCTTCTTCTTAAAACTGCTTGTAGACTGAACCTTTGCCATAGTGTAATTTTTTATCTAAACAAAGATATAGAAATATATTTCTCTCCGTATCTTTGTGTACCTAAAATTTAAGTCTATGAACGAGTTACTATTCCTCAAGTCACAAATCAGAGCCTTCCACCCAGAGTGGACAGACGCTCAAATCGAAATGGAAGCAATCCGTATCAATAATGAGGCACATTCTATTGAGGATGATGACGAAACGTGCTTATATTGCGGATCATGAAAAAGCCAAAGTATAAATGCCCTATCTGTGGGTACTACAACGCTCACCAACTTGGATGTCCCGAGGTTGGGAAGAAAGTCAAACTCTGTGACATTGTCAACGACTATCAAAAGGCAAAGGACAGCGGAGAGGAATACAAACTTCCTCCAAATCTATAATCCGTATTGTTGAAAACTTATTAATTGTTATTTTAATGTCTTTTGTATATTTGTGAAAATAATACACAAAATGCAAAAATTAAGAGTAACGAACGAGACCATGCAAGAATTTGCTCTCTCGTGTCACAAGTTGTTAACGGAGTTGTTGGCACTCAACATGGAGTTAACCAACGAGGAAATTCTAGAATCTTTCACAGGACTAACTCAAGAGTTGACCTCTGTTGCAAACGATGCTCTAAACGCTATGAGAGAAGATCCGGAGTTCCAACAAGAGGCTGTGGCTTTCCTTAACGCAATAAAAACAGCACCTTCTAGTGAAGATAGTGAAGCAACTGATTTATGAGCGAATGCTCCGCAAGACCTTTAGCGAAGATATCTCTGATGAGATTAAGTTAGAGGTTTTGACGTGGGTACTCTCTCAAATGAATAAGAAGGAAAAATAAAAATGCAGCCACACAGAGCGTCTCCTCATAATAGATGTGGTGTATGTTACCCTTGAGTACAACTAACAGCATTTTTTAATAATTGTACCTCAAAGCCTCTTGAATCGTACCAGCTGTACTATCTTGGTGTAGACGAACTCAACGCACACTTGAGAGTCCCTTGCAGACGAAGTACAAGTCATTGCAAGTAGCTGTTTAAGATTGCTAAGGTAGTGCTTGAACACAACACCAAGCTAAAGTCGGGTGTAACCTTTAAAACTAAAAACAATGAGCAAAAAGTACACGATTGAACTATCTGAAGATCAAATGAGATTGATTGCAGACTGCATGGAAGATGTATCTCGATTTGCTTCTGGTCAATGGCAGTTAAGACATACTATTGAAGAAATGCTGAGAGGTTTGCCATTTGATGAGCAGATGAAAAGACGTGATGAAGTTGAGGAATTGCTAAGACAGGCTAAAAGAGTTCTTCTCCCCGACTTTGTAGACAATCAAAGCTATGGATACAACAGCACCGAGTTCATTGGTAACTGCTATCAAATTTCTAGGACTATAATGCACCGACTAGCAATAGACAACGACTGGAACAATGTCTATTCCTCTCCAGCATTAGCAAGTGGAACTTTAGGAACAATTAAAATAAACAGCAATGAGTAAGCTATACACAGAAGAGCAAATTATGAAAGCGTGGACTACTGCTTATATAGATGCTTTAGCATTAGATAATGAAGACTATAAACCTATATTTTATGATGACTTCATTGCTTCTCTAACCCCAATAGAACTACCAACGGATGAGGAGATAGATGATGTTGCTTTGGAAACATTTCTTAATGATTCAAAAAGATTTGGGTTTATAGAAGGTGCTAAATGGATGAGAGATAAAATCAGATGAGTAACAAGAAGCAAACCTCGGTAGATATCCTCTTCGAAATACTATGGGAATGCCCAAGAGATAAGTGGGAGTGGAACGCAGTACTCAAGGAGGTAAGGGAGATGCATAAGCAGGAGATGAAGGACCTGTACCTCGCTCATGTGACTAAAGTCCCTCGCCTAAAAAAGATCTTCGAGAAGCAATTTGAGGAATACTACACAAATACATTTGAATAATGAGACGCAAGAGAAAGACCGATCAGGAAATCATCAAGGAAATAGTAGACAAGATGTTCTCGATAGCAGGACACAACGTAACCTACGAGGATGTACTCGGACGTAAGGACCAATGGTATTACGACTGGGACATGACTCCCGAACAGGAACAGCAATGGATGGACTGGATGGTAGACCTCTTCCAAAAGGAGAAGGGACTCTCCAAAGAGTACGCAAGAAGATCAGCAGCGATGTATAACCTAATGTGGGGACTCCGGGTATTCCACTCAGAAACAAAACAAAGTGGGTTGGAGTGTAAGTTTGGATTCGACTCGTGTGGCAATAATCAACTTGCCATGTGTGAGAAATGTGATGAGGGTGACAACTATGAAATTAAACAAAAATTTGGAGATGAGTGATATAACAATGTGCGAAGGGACAAATTGTCCCCACAAAGAGAAGTGCCATAGATTTACAGCACCGATTAATGAGTACGCTCAAGCCTACTTTGAAAAGCCTCCAATCAAGGAGGACGGAACTTGCGATTTCTTCTGGGGACAGGCGCAGACAGATATCTTCTCTCAACTCAAAGAAATTTTGGGAGACAAGTGATGATTTGTATATTTGTGTATTATTAATAATAAAATACAAAACAACCATGGGCATCAAAGTTAAAAGAGAAACTACCACATCAAGAAAAAACGTTTTAGGTAGAAAAGTAGTAGTAAACAGAAACGCTTCAGGAAATGAGGCGGTATCTAAAACTCGTACAGTATACTCTAAAAGCGGTGGAGTAATATCTGAAAAAAAATCATTTAAAGATCGCGGATCACTTGCAGGTAAAATGCTAGAGAACAAGGTAGATAGAAAACTTGGGAACTCTAAAATTGCCATGAAGAAAAATGAGAAGGTAAGTCAAGCTTTAAAAGAATATAACAGAAACCCTAAAAAATATGACACTGAAAAAGTTCAAAGTGCAAAGGCTACTGGAAATGGGATGAAGTTTGCTCGTGCAGTAAGAAGAGAAGCTAGAAAAGGAACTAACTCTTTCTAAAAAATACTTCGCAATGAATAAGCCTCGCAAGAGGCTTTTTTTTTTATATTTACAACATGAAAGCACAAGACTACTTCAACCCAGGACCGAAGAAACCGAAAACCAAGGATGGACTCATCGTCTCTCGCAAGGTAAAGGCACTCAGAGACATGAGAAAAGGGGTTACTCCCATGAAGAACGCACAAGGACCTTCCTCAACTGTCCTCCTCTCCTCTGGAGAAACAGGAAACAGAAAGAGACCATACGAAGTAAACCCAACCATCTTCCCTAACAATGGTGGGAAGACATGGACTAACCTTGAGGATAAACCTCAAGAGGCATACGATGAGGCATTGAAGAGAGGAGAGGTAGTCGGATTCAAGTCAGCCAAGAGAGCAGAGAAGTTCGCCTACGGAAAGAAGTGGAAGGAAGGTGACGCAAAGAAGTCTGCTAACAAAATGTACCGAGAGGACAAGAAGGCTGGTAAGCTCTACACCCAGTCCGAACAGTTCAAGGCAGACAAGAAAAGAGTCAAGGCGAGTAGAAAGAAATAAAAAGTCCCTTACAAGTCACAAAAACTCGAAAAATTGTGACACATAAGTCACGTTATAGTATGACTCCTCAGTCATTAAAGTCAAAATATAGCCTTACGTTCAGAGATCCCACACTTTAATATGAGTTAGATGTTATAAACCACATCTGTCGCAATTATAGTAAACTTTTGAGACAAACTAATGTGGATAATTGTCACCAGAATAAGGCTTATCGTGGAAAATAATCCCCAACCCCTTGCCAAACTCCGTAACAAAACATGGCCAAACTCGGAAGTTTTCCGAATTAAGACCATTTTGTTGACACCATCAAGGTGGTTACAATCTGTAGCCGACTTAACGCTTTATAGGACCAATGGGAGAGTTGTTAAACTTCTTCACAACCCTTCTAGCATGAATCTTGTCTATAGGACCTTGCTTAGTCAACTTCTTCTTCAAAGTACCCTCTGGTAAGTTTGAAATATATCTCGCCTTCTCAAGAGGGTCTGAGATAGCCTTCCCCCTCAACACACTAGCGCGGTTAAGTAAACGGTCAGACTTCTTAGTGTTAGCAGAAGTTTTAATAGTGGCACTCTTGTTACCAGAAACCAGGTTAAGCGTGGTAGACCCCTTGCCAGTGATCTTGTTAGCCTTAGCAGTCAAACGATCTGCCCTCTTCTCCATACGAGCGTTTTTGTTCTTGTTTGTTTTCACGACTATATTTTTTTTACAAATATATAAAACCAACTGGTTAGTACCACTACCCAACTGTAGACACATAGTCGACACTCCAGAAAAAAAATTTTTTTTAGACCTGGTCCCCACAACCTGATCAGCATTATGCACGAAACGCATTTTGCGACACCACCCCCCCCCATTCCAAAAATTACAAACTCAGCAAAATAGGGATACTCAACGGTGGACAAACCGCATTTCGGCCCATATTATTATAATCTTTACAATACATTTCGTATCTTTATATAACCGTAAAAAGGGAATCAAGGGATAACCCAATCCAAAACTAAAAGGGGGCGAGATGTTAGCGGAAGGGGGTTTACCAACCATGATCCCACCACCGGGCCGATCAGGAGATCAGGATTTGCGACCCCACCCGCCAGGCGAAACCTAATCGATCAGGCTTTCAGCAATTCGATTCCTTCCCTCGCTTCCATACAATAGGCAAAATTCAACGCAATTCGAATAGTGATGGTTTACTATGGTCAGCACAATATCGTTGCTCTACTGCCGTCACGAATCGCGTAAGGTCAGCAGTCGTGCCGTAATATTATATGTGAATAACTTTGTTAGTAACTATTCAGCAAACCTATTGCATATGTCCCTCAATTTAACTAGCACCATCTCCGCTTCCGTTGTTAGTAACTATGTTCGTAACTCACACAAGGCATTTGTCGAAAGGTCAGCAACATTTCATATAGGCACAATTCAACCAACAATTCATTCAGCACAATTTCACATCAAATAAGCGGAGAATTTATGGTGCATCCTAAATCCTTTTTATGCCTTTCATATGGTCAATTTCCTTTGAAAATGCACTCCGACAGTCAAAATGCACACTTTTTTTTGTGGGTTAAAATGCTAATTTTCAGGCTTTTACCTTTAGGATTCCAAGAATGATGAAATTTGTTGCAATTATGTGAATTTCATCTAAAAATTATAACGATGTTTGTATCCGATTCCAACGGGAATTACGAAAATTGAAAGATTGGTTTTGCTCCGCAACTGAATAGTTATAAGCGCATACATATGGGAATATCTATCGCGTGAATTATAGAGAGCAATATTCAAACTGATATTAATAGTAAGAGGCGAAACCAACATCCTTGAGTACAACGAGTAGAATATACGAACGGAGTAAAAACTTAATAGAGGAAGTGAAAGTTGTAAAGTTGGGACGCACATAACGGAAAAGCGTATAAAGTCCGTAGTTCTTTGACATCATAGATTGAATCGCATCAGCGAGAACCAAGGGAATAACATATGGAAAGTATGCCTTTGTTGACGTAACACTAACACATTCTAGAATGCTTGGAGAGGTGTATATACAATATGCATCGTGTAGTTCGAGTCTACACATTCTGCTAAACTTAATACATAAATCAAATGCTTAAAAAAATCGAAATCGTTCTATTCTTCTTAATGATTTATAGCACACTTGTCATCTTAATCTCAATGTGCCTACAAAATGTTTACTTGTGTTTTGGAGCATTCGTTGTGTTCCTTGCATCAGCAATCATCTTAATCGTAAGACTGAAAAAGTAAAGAAAAGACAATCAAAAATTTCAAAATGCGCTTTTCCTGGGGAATGCGTAAACACTAATAATTTAACAATTTAAGACAATGAAAAAAGCAGTATTTTCAATTGATGGTGGAAACACCGACTTCACCTTCGTAGGTTATAGTTCAAATATGTATTGGAACGGATGGTCAGTCCCTTACTTCAGCGAGACAACGATTAAGAAGATATTCGACCAAGATTGGATGTTCCAAAACGAAGACTCGGAATCAATCCTATCGTTCGAGGATGGTGTATTGTATGAGATGTACGATGGGGAGAAGGTAGTTATCAGTAGTGGTGTTTACTTCGATGTTAACGGAGAGAGACATTACGCATTCGATTGCGGATGGTGTTGGGGAGAAGTGACTTCAATTGGTCAACTTGCTGAAATATGCGAGTCCTTCGACAATGGTAACGGAGATTGGGAATATGTGAGAGAGGACGAGAGAGAATACCTAATTGAGACAATCGAATTTCATTCACTAAACAAATAATCATAAGACAATGAAGAAATTTACTGAAGACGAAATCAGAGACATTGCAATCCGCATAACTGATAGACTTGTTGAACTAGGTTTTGTGCCTAATTGCATAGATAGTGAAGATGAGTCAGAATTCGAAGTTCAAGACATCATCTCCGAAGAGATAACCAAATCAATCAATTCATAAACTAATAATTTTCAGACAATGTACGCACACATTTATTTTTTAGACCAAGACATCTTTAACGCTGAATGCCTAAAGAGAGAACTTAAACCAACATCCGTTTCATATGAGTACGGAGAGACGCAAGGAGCAATTGACTTCAAGACTAACGAGAAACTGATTCTCTGCGATGTCGCTTACAATTCGTATACATTGGAGAGAGGACATTAAAATTTTCAAAATACACTTTAACTGGGGAATATATAAATCAATAAAATCAAGACAATGAAAAGTACACTTTCACTTCAGAAATCCATCTTCCTTCTAGATGGTCATAGAGGGACTTACATCCCACAAGAATTCGCAGAGGATATGTTGAACGAGAATCTGCATTCATATCGTTTCACGTCCACTAGTTTAGTATTAGTTCAGATGTTGAACGAACTTGCTAAAGGACAAGACAACGAATTCTATTGGGAGAATTGGAGCGACATCCTTTCTCATTACAACGAGATTCGTAGAGAATCTACCAACGAACTATTCTATCTCACGCAAGAGGAGAACGGAGACTTATGGCTAGTCCATGAAGACGAACTTGAAGAATGGAATGCCTATTGGACTGCATCTGATATCGGAGAGGAGAAAGACTACAATTCATTCGTGCTTGTTGTGAGCGAGATTGAAGAAGTCAACGGAAGGTATTTCTGCTACGTTGAAGACTGCAACGGAGACGTTGTTTGGGAATGTGACGATGAGTACGTTGCTGACTTACGTTTTGACGGTATTTTCACAACACTTCCGCACGAAGACGTTGACTTTTTACTATCCTACCTTCGCTCTATAGATAGACTTGGAGCAAAATCAAAATTGAGACTTTCTAATTCAATCCTTTAATCCTTTAATAAAATGAAGACAACACATCAAGACAATGTAACGAATGCCGTTAATGACATTTGTTCAGACATCAATCGCAGAATTATGCGTATGGATTATCAGCAAGAGAAGTCAGTTAGAGACTATCTAGAGAACGAATTCCAGAACTATCAGAGGGACTGCAATATGTTTATGCTTTACGATATGGAAGTAAGAGACATTGCAGAGATTCTAGAAGTCAACGAGACTTGCATACTAGATGTTCTTGTGGATCTCGGATTCGCATCTTATGAAGAGGAAGAAAACTAATCAAAATCAAAATCAATAATTTTAAAACTTTAAGAAAATGAATTTATCTGAATTAAAAAAGTACGCGCTGAAAATGGCTAACGAAAATCCAACATTGAAAGAAGAAATTTGGGACTTTGTCCAACTAGCAATTGATGAGATTGAAGAAGGGGGAAGTATGCAACACGAATGCAGTCTAGCACAACGAGACATCGAAGAATTGATTAACACGATGAAAGTTGAGGAATCCAATTCGACTGGGGGAGACAAAACGGTTAACGGATACACTAACCTTGAGACATACACAATGATTTCTCATATCCACAACGATAGAGATGTTTTGGAGACTGCCTTCAGTAATATCCGCACGAAAAATAGTCCGCTTGAACTATCTAACTTCTTCAGATACGACACATTCGAAAGAGGGACATTGGCTAACATATTTGGACTGATTGCTTTCAATAGAATCAATTGGGTTGAGATATTCGACAATCTAAAAGAGATGATGCCGAAAGGGGAGAAGTTCACCATCGGAGACTATCTGATGATTGTGGATGGGGACGGTTTGACATTCGATTGGAAAGGTAGAATCTTCCAACACGATTGCACCTATACGGAAGCGTTCAATAGAGACGAGGAGATTTGTGTTTGGGATTGTGAGAATGATAATATATACAATGTGAATCAGAATCGTTTTGTTAAGGTTAATCACGAATGGAGATTTGTTCAAGAGTCAGATAGATGGATATCTGAATGGAGAGATGAAAACGATAACGATGTTGTTGCAGTCAACTACTTCCAAGGTGACGATTTAAATCCTCACTACGATTTGAAAAAAGAATTCTTCTTGCCTAACCTAGAGCTTACTGAAAAGGTATTAGCGAAGAAGATGAATGTTGACGATGCAATTTGGTCAGTCATTCACGAGGAGGATATCAGCAAAGAGGAATTGCTTGAGAGACTTGCCTTGGCTAACGGACAAGCAAAGTTCTTGTTTGACCTTCTTCGCAAGTCAGCAGATGGTGACGATGATTACCTTGCTGACGAACTTTTCTACTCACACAACATTAAAGTAATTACCGACATCACAAATGACGAATACAAATTTGATAAATAATATGAACATCGAACTGAATACAAACGAAATCGCTAGGGTGCAAGTCATCCTAGGCGATTATCTAAATGACCAAAGAACTGGTCACATCGAATTGGATAGGGACTTCGTTTTGGATGACAAGACATTCGTCATCATTTGGATTGACGGATATTATTCGAAGGACGAGTCATTTCGGTATGGACAAACGCGAGAGAATGTTGAATTCGAATGCGAGACATTCTTGGTATTCCTAGAGGAAGAAGAACACATCCAAGATTCCTCTTTACTATCATTCTCGGAGAGCGAGACATTCGATAATTTAGGTAACGGTACATTCATTTAATCAAATCAATAAATTTAAAACTAGTAATTATGTTGACAAAACAACAACAACAAATCATTGCGAATATGTCAGATTCATTCGCTAAAGTAAACGAGCAGTTCAGCACATCAAAATCTTTCAATCTAATCAATGCAGACGAATTGCAGATGTTGAATCGAAAGAAAAAAGAATTCGAAGCAAATGTCCTAATTGCAAAAGAGAATTGGAATAAACTTGCCGAAGCAGAAGTTTATCGAATCATCTCCTTATTGGAAAAAGACTTGCCTTTTGCAGTAATTCAAAAGATGGGAAAAGAGAATCGTCACTACGAATGCAATAGTATTTTGATAGGTAGAACAGAAAGTAAATTAATTGGTCATCACGAAAATCACATAACTATTGATGTATATAAACGTGCGGATACAATAATTGAGGATGAATACGGAAATTGCTCTAGTATTCCTAGCGGATTGTCATACCAATATCTTGGAAGTAAACAAAAATTTAGCGACATCCAATCACTTTGTTCAGATAAATATTTTATAGAACAAGTAAGAAACAAAATATTATAATATATAAAACAATCAGAAACAATGGAAAAATTTAGAATCACACGTCATTCGTGCATCACAACACTAGACTCTTACGAGCATGGTGAACAACAACAAGTAGAATCTCATTCAATTGAGAGACACGAGGAATTCAATTCGATGGACGAGCTTTTGCTCTCATTGAATGCCCACATTGGAGCAGACTATAACCAAGACGATTTTGAGATTACGGAGGAAGCAATCTATACGGATGTTCTCTGCAAGATGGTCAACGGCTTTTACTTTAGAGCAACTATCCCAGACATCTCTCTTTGGAGAAAAGGATTGATTGACTTGTACAATCGTCATCACATCTTCTACGCAGAGAGAGTAATCAAATTAAAACTGACTGAAGGAGAGCAGAACGAATCTCTCTTCGCAATCCTAGGTAACGCATTAAATCCAAACAACTAAAAACATAAAACAATGAAATTCTATTATTTATTCGGAGAGGAAGTAGTTAGTCATATGTGGGACAATGACCATAACACCGTTGTTCAAATGATATCCCTAGGAGAAGGTGGTTTATATGTTTACGATTCGTCTGAACATCCAAACACATTGCTAGAGGAAGCACAAGGATGGGCGAACTATATGGAACTTACCTTGGAGCAATACAATATGCTCAAAGATGTAAAAATCAAGTGGGCGAGAAAAGATTCTGCAACTGGGAAGGGGATGGATAGAGGATATTGTTGCAACGATGGAGAAGCATACTTCGTGAACACATCTGACTTGATTAAGTGGTTAAGAGACCGAAATGTTGACGAGTACAACGAACTATCTGACGAATTTCTTCTAGAAGAAGCCTATGCCCAAGACGAGTACTACTATACTGAATGGGACATTGAAGATAGTGACTACTACTACGAAGAACAAGCGGACGGAACATTAATCGAAATCAATAAATAATTTAAAACAATGGAGAAAGAAATCACGCAAAAACATTTGCAAATTATCAATCAACTTGCATTGCAAGTCCTGATCAACTTGACTGAACAAAAACTATTCAGCGAGGATTCAGAAGTCTTCGAAGACTTGAAGAGCATCACTAAACTTTGTCAACTTCCCGAGACGATATCAGATTACTCGGAAGAGAAACCAATTCGAATGAAGACCTTGAATGTAATCAAGGCATCTAAATTCCTTGATTGGTATTTCTCTGATGCATCCGAGATAAGAGATTTCGGTAATGCAATGGTTGAGCAAATAGAGACATTCGGCAGAGCAGACATATCAGTAGAGCAATTGTTTGACGGATGTGCCTTAATTCCGCAATACATATGCGAACACTGGGATGGGGATTGGGATAACGAACAAGAGTACTCTCCCGAAGATATAGAATTGATTAATGACCTTAAATAATAAAAGAGATGACAAACGAAATCAAACAAGCGAAAGAGACGCTTAGAAAGAATGGTTACTTCGTAGATAACCTTTGGAGCGTAGAAGATGTTCAAGATATTTTTGACTGCTCTGATGAGGAAGCGCAAGATGTATTGAACATTGCCTTGACTAACGAAGGAACAATGCACCACATTTGGACGGCAATCAGAATTGCTGGGGAAGACATATCATTGGTGGAAATATGAGAAGGACAATTGACATCATCTTGACGGTGCTAGGCATTCTCGGAATCATCCTCTTCTTCATAGCGTGGATGACACATTCAATACCACTAATGTTAGGCACGATGACCATACTGCCGATTGTATACACGATAGGTAACCTGCAATAACCACTACGGAAAATCTTAAAAGGATGTTGTTAATTCAGCATCCTTTTTTTTTGTGCCTAATTTTCAGAGGGTTAGTGCTTATTTGAATTGATCCTGGTCCTCCTGATCATAATTTCGCCTGATCCCCCGGCGTTTTCAGAAAAACTACTATCACTTTCTGTGACAAGTCAGACGATGCGGCGTTTTGATTTTATTGGCATTTATAGTACATTTGGTTTGTAAAAACTTCTCGCACACATTTTACACCATAACAATAGTTTGAACAATACGCAAGAAAATAAGCCGCAGAAAAAGGTTATTGGAGATTCCCTACTGATGTCCTTTATTAAGACGTGCAGGTCTCATGCCGATGTGTTAAACATGGCTTATATCAACCATAAGTGTGGTAACGGACAGCGTTGGATGAGCGACATTGTGGGCAGAAAGAAGCCAATCAGAGACCAGGAGAAGGTCATGAAGGTCATCAATTCGATACTCGAATACTGCGATGAGGTGGAGGAATTTAGAGAGAAAATTGAACGCTTAAAGCATGAAATCGAAACACAAGTATAGAGCAAATTGGCTCACCTATTTTGCCGAGAAAGACATAAATCCGAGAAACGCTTTGAAGATATTCAGACCAGAGTTTGATCCGGCTAAGGTTAAGAGGATGATGTCTTTGTTTCATGGAAAGATGATTTTCGAGGAGCAAGACCTTGTCGATTGGAAGAACATAAAGTCATCTATAGAGAGAACCGACACAAGAAACAATGGCAAAATCTTCTCGTAGCCAAAAGTATTTAAAGAGGGCAGACACATACCTAGTCCTCGACACTATGCACAAGAGGGTTAACAAGATGTGCATCTCTCTGGGCATACCACAAGATCCAAAGTCATATGTGTACTTTGACCTTGCTCTTTTACACCTTCCACAAGGGGAGAGGAGGAAGATTCTCAAACAGATTTTCAGCAAATGGGGTACAGATATAAAACTCGAACACGAACCTTACTTATTAACATTAGAAAAATTTACAAAAAAAGTTTTGGAGGGTTTCGAATAATGTGTTACATTCGCAAAACATTAATAAAGAAAACTTATAAATTATGTCAAACATAACAATTTCACCAAAGACGGTTATGCCGTTCATCGAACCTCGCAGAGAGGAAATGATTAAACTGATGGGAGGAGAAGAAGTCCTCATGAGAGAGATGTCTTTCGCCATCCAAGCTGCTAACAACAACCAAGTGTTAGCGAATTCTAACCCACAATCAGTTGCAATGGCTGTGTACAATTGTGCATTGACCAAGTTGTCTCTGAACCCTGTGATGAACTTGGCTTACCTCGTTCCTTTCAAGGGCAACGCTAAACTCATGCCTGGATACCAGGGGATGATTAAGTTAATCTCTGACACTGGGATTATCAAGTCGGTTTCTTCGGGAGTAGTTTACAGAGGAGATGACTTCGACATCGTTCAAGGTACATCACCTCGCATCAACCACAAGCCGAAGGGAGAGACCTTCAAGGTTGATGACATCATTGCCGTTTACGCAATCTTTGTACTGCACAATGACGAGACCTTGTTCGAGGTTATGTGGAAGCCACAAATTGACGCTATCAAGAATCGCTCAGAGACTGGTCGCAAAGATGTTGGCCCATGGTCAACTGACTATGCAGAGATGGCTCGTAAGACCGTTGTGAAGAGAGGTTGGAAGTCTATCCCTAAGTCTTCGTTTGCCTTGGATAAGATTGAGAAGGTTAACACCGCTATCTCTATCGACAACGAGGAGTACAAGACCGTTGAGTATGTGAAGATGAGCGAGGAACAGATTGACCGCTTACTTGAGAAGACTACCAACGTGGTAGAACTTGAGACTGCTTTGTCTGATGAGTCGGTAATGATTGATCCGGAGCAGAAGAAAGAGATCATTGAGAAGGCTCGTAAGAAAGTTAAAGGAGGGGACAATGAATAATCTATTAAACGAAATCCTAAAGGAACAAGCACAAGCGTCTAACCAACGCTCACAAGCATGGTTCAACGCTCGTGTTGGTAAGTTTACCGCATCAGAGATATACAAACTAATGACTCAACCTCAGACGAAGGCAGCGAGAGAGAACGGAGAGTTGTCTGAGACTACCAAGTCTTACATCATGTCGAAGGTTGCCGAGGAAATGACTGGCATCGAGCAGACCACTAACTCTGCGGCTACGGAATGGGGTGTGGAACACGAGGCAGAGGCTTGTAATATATATGCCGAGATGATGGAATCTCATGTTGACTCTGTAGGGTTTATCCCCTACGGAGACCACGCAGGAGGCTCTCCCGATGGTATCTGCTCACGCTTCGGTGTGATTGAGATTAAGTGTCCGTACAACTTCGAGAACCACGTTCAGAACCTTCTTATTGCAGACGAGGATGACCTATTCAAGCAGAGAAAACCTTATTGGTGGCAGTTGCAAATGAATATGATTGTTGCCGGGAAGGAAGAGGGTATGTTCATTTCTTACGATCCTCGCATGGATGGGAAGAACAAGTTAGCAATAATTCCTGTACATTTACAATCAGATTCGAAAGAAATTTTGGACAATGCTATTGAGATGGCAGTTAAGTACAAACAATTTTTAATTGAAAAGTTAGGCAACCGATGATTCTAGACGAACATAAAAAGCATCAGATAATTGCATCCATGCTACACGCAAATGCATTTGTAAACATCTCCGACCAAATTGGGCCACCCTTTTGGGAGAAGGAGGTGAAGATGAAGGGTAACCAGTTCGTTAAAGCTGCCGAGCAGAGATACAAAGTATTAGCCACCGCCCTCTTCGACATTGAGGGTGGTGACTACTACCTTCGAGCAATGGATGACGCTGAAGACCTGATCGAAGAGATATCTACACTACCCTGGTTTGCTTACTACGACATTGTCCAACTAATAAAAAAATATAAGGATGAAAAAGCTTTGGAACAGAAAGAGAAAGTTCAGAGAAGAATGGACTCTGAATCAACAGCAGAAGGGTGAGATTTATATCTCACTTGCAGTATTAATCATTATCTTTATCTACACACAATTCCCATGAAAGACCACCACAAATTCATAGCACTTGCCGTAGGTATTCTAACACTCATTGCAACCATTCATTTACTTGGTGTTAAGAAGATGGATGATAATAATAAGGCTGAGGCAATCCTCCGTAATCAAATAGAGGAACAGCAGAAGGTTATCGACAGCAAACAAGTGGAGATTACCCAGTTACAGCAGAAACTAATAGGTCTGAAGGGCGATGTGGTAGTTATAGATAACAAGTCAAAGGAAACTAAAACCAAATACAAAGATGAAAAAAGGTATATTGATCTTGCTACTCCTAGTCAGCAATCAAGTCTTCTCTCAACTAACCTCACCAAGTTCAAGGATCTTGATAAACAAGGATACTTTGACCTGCCTGAAGGATACTGAAATCAAAATCATTAACAAGATAGCGGCATCGGAGAGGTTCTACCACTCCATGTACGATACTCATTTGAGTAAGATTGCTAATCTCGAGAAGCAGATTTCCATCTTGGACGTTATTGCCAATGACTACAAAGTTTCTTACGAGGCTAAGACAAAACAATACGAGGCTTTAGATATGCAGTATAAACTAAAGCAGGATCAGTACGATGAGTTAGAGAGTTCTTATTGGATTCTTGACGCAAAGAAAACAACATGGAAGACTATATCTATTGTAGGCATCCCGGTATCCTTTGTTGGAGGAGTATTGTTAACTGTTAAACTTTTAAACTAACACATATGAAAACGCTATCTGACAGAATTAAATTTTTGCCAATCACACAAGACCTTGTCAAGTCATCTTCACTTGACCTATCTCACCTTGGAACACAAGTTATCGAGGGGAAGGTTATCGAAGTAGGACCAGAGATCGAGGAGGTTCGGATTGGTGACATCATTCGTTTCTCTCACAAGAGTCCTGTTTACCTTGAAGAGAAGGACATAAAGGTTGGCTTCATAATGGAGTCTGACGTGCTACTTATCATGGGCAATGAGACGGAAGGTTAGGTATTGGAGCGATATCCAAATTGAGGACGGATTGTGTTATATGTGGAACGGAGAGTACCAGGTTATAACATTCAACAACTCAAAGGCTGGATATTTCCACGCTTGGGGAATTGTCTCGGGAGAAACTGTTGCTCTTATTGAAAATTATGAGGGGCATATTGAGGCAATTAACCCAACTTTTGTTAAATTTACACACGAAAACACCGCCACTCCTCATCTACTCCAAGCCTTATCGTTTATAGAGGATCAGGAAATGAGAGAGAGAGTTATAAATGTTTTCTTGAACACAGATGAGTACAATAAAGGTTAACATAAAACCTTTGTCCATAAACAAAGCCTTCCAGGGCAGAAGATTTAAGACAAAAGATTATAATGAATATGAAAAGTCATGCCTATTGATGATGCCCCGGCTACGGTTTCCCCAAGGCAAGGTCGCACTTCACATACGGTATGGCTTTTCTAACAAGGCTTCAGACGTAGACAATCCCACCAAGTTGGTGTTGGACATCATGCAGAAGAAGTATAAGTTTAATGACAAGGATGTTTACGAGATCCATCTCTACAAACTAATTGTCCCACGAGGAAAAGAGTTTTGGGAGGTTACTATCATCCCTCTTGAGTAAGTTTATTTTTTAGCTGTTGAACGAAGGCGGTTACTTCAAACGTGGAGTACCGCCTTTTCCGTTTCTAGCTCTATTTTTTGAAAATATTTCTTTGACAACTTTACCTAATTTCGTATGGCTCATGTCTTTGCCATCCTTGTTGCCGTAAGTTCCAGCCTTTCGGTTCTCTTTGTTCAGTTCTGAACGATACTTCCGTCTCTCGGGAGTAGAATGATACTCCTTGTTATACGCATCTTTCTTAGCCTTCGCCTTTGGATTAGACTGAAAGTATTTGGCACTCTCTGATTTGCCTTTTTTAGTTCCTGCTAAAGAATTTCTCATGTAACAAATATACACCTAAATTTGTTACGATGAATATACATGAAATACAACAAGTGCTTTGGGTGGAGACGGAGTTAGGTGACGGAATTGCTCTATTCCTCATGGACTACGGAATGCAGAATAATACTGTGTGGGTGGTAGCCTTGGAGGAGACTGGAGAGATAAAACACTTCGACTCTAATCAGATCAGGCTGTGCAAGAACCACACTATAAACCTTCGCTGTAGTACGCAATCTTCAACATCTCGTAGAGTTTGAAGACGTACTCCCATCTACGATCCTTCTGCACCAATTTCTCTCTCGACATTGTGTGCCAATCTGTGTGGTACTCCGCATTGACAAAGATGATATTTGAAGGGTTGAGACGATAGGCAGGAAACGCTCCCTTACCAAGGATGTGGAAGCAGATTGATGGAGAGAACTCCAACTCCCTTCCTGTGACGTAACAACGATGTTTGCGAGTCTCCCATAGATGTTTAAATAGATCCATCTCGCCAGTAGCCTTGTACTTTTTCTTGAACTGAGTTCTCTTGAGACCTTGTGATTTAGGCTTCGCATCCTCTCTGTAGTTTTTACAGAATGTACGGTTAAAATCCGTACAAAAACACTCTTCGGCTTGGCATTTCATTGGCGTTGCGTTTAAAACAAATAAGGAGGATTGCTCCCCCTTATCTGCCCTTAAATCAATAATCAATAAATCTATGAAAGATAAAACAATGATGACAAATATACAAAACTTAATTCTGTATTTCCAAATGTTTCTTTACCAAAATATTAATGTTCTCCACATTTCAGTTCCGTTATGTCTTGCAACGTAAAGATATTTGAGACCATCTTCTGTCTTAATTATCTCCATTCTATTTCCTACAAATGCTGTTGACATACCGTAAGGCACAGTACCAGAGTTTACCATTTCTCTTTTAACAATATCAAAATAAAAAATACGTCCTGTTTGATCTTTTTGAACATAAACTCTATCTGCACCATCGTATGCCCACATAGATCCTGTAGTGAAAGTTTCACCTTGCCCAGAGTTTTGATAATAGCTATCCCATCTACCTGTTGTAATATCAAATTTACTTACCCCTAAACTACCCCCACCAATTGGGGCAAATAAATATTTATGATTTCCATTACCCCACGTCCATTTGACGTTAGCCCCAGCACCTCTTGCAGGAGGACCGTAAATAACATAATTGGTAGTAGCATCGGTTGCAGTAGTTGCAGCAAAGTTTAGTGTTGTAGCCGTATTAGATGTTATAGTAACTTCGTTAGAAGCAGATGCTCCTCCAACAAACCTAACACGTTTACCTACCCATTGGTTAGTAACCCAGTTCTTTCCAGTGTCTACGAGAGTAGTTGTAGAACCTGAAGTTGCTGTCCCAAAACTATCCATTATTGCATAACGAGTAGTAGTATCTGGAGTAAATGTAGCGGCAGCAAATGTAATGGTGTTATTATTATTTGCCGTAATTACGAGTTCATTTCCAAGTCCTGTTCCTGCCATGATTCTTACAACGTGACCTACCCATGTTCCTCTAATCCAGTTCTTAGTTGTGTCTGTAATAGAAGTTGTAGTTCCACTTGTTGGATATCCGTAGGCTAATTGATCATCTGCCCAGAATTTATTATCTCTCCCAAAACTAGAAGGATCTATAATTACATAACGAGTTGTTCCACTAGTAGGGGTAAAAGATGTAAAAGCTGGGATTGTAATAGTCGTTGCTGTATTAGAAGTAATTCTTCTTATTTGTTGGTTAGGAGTAATACTACCACCTTGCATAATCATTAAGAACTTCCCTAGGTGTTCGTTTACATCCCAAGATTTTGTAGAATCTACTACTAAAGTTGTACTATTTGCTGATGTAGCATTAAGAGTTGCTGTAGCTGTACTAGCAATTGTAAATGTAAGATTAGTATCAACACTTAAAATTGTGTAAGTGCCATTCCATCCTGCTACTGAAGATCCTGCTATAGTTACAGAATCTCCTCTTTTAAGAAAATGATTTATAGTAGTTGTAACCAAACCTGTTCTTCCAATAGCAGTTATGTTAATTGTGCATCCTGACCCAGATCCTGAAACTATTGAAGTTACTGATCCAGTTGCTGTAGCATACCCTGATCCATTATTTTTAAATGCCACTCCTGTAACACCACCTGCTGTAGTAGTTGATGTAATATAAAGACGGCAGTTTGCGGCTCCTCCAGATACTGCAATAATATCATTAACCGCATATCCAGACCCTACTGCATTTACAGCAACGGTTAGTACAGACCCTGTTCCATTATCCGCTGCTGAAGCAATACCTAATGGTATATCTCCAACTTTAGTTATAGAAGCATTTGTAGCAACAGAAGCATCACTACTTGGACCAGTTACCCATACATCTGATTCCATGTCATAAGCAAAGGTTGCAGCATTAGCATTACCAACAAAATAAATGTAGTCTGTATTAGGCCATATTTCATAAGTCGTTGTAGCGTCTGGAGTTACTGTCCATTTAGAATCTACTTCAAATGTTCTGTCTATATTAGATGTAATTCTTCTTCTTTGTCCTGCTCCTGTGCCGCCTGTTAATCTGATTTGATAGTTGCGGTATTGATCGTTAACCATCATTTGAGTCGTGTCTGTAAGTCTTCTATTTGTAGCAGATGTTGCAGTACTAGAAATATACGCAGCTTCTACTTCATCGATTGGGGTAAGAGCTATCTCTGTACCCACAGCACCACTAAATATAGTAGAAGGCATTGACTTTTGATACCACACATCTGTAAGTACATCATACATTTGCCATGTAAATCCAGAAGTTGTTTGTGAAGACATCAACCATATAACTCCAGACATTATCATAAATCTACTATCTGTAGTAGGAGTTGTAACAAAAGGAGTGTCTACAGTTACAGTTTGAGATGATATTTCATAAGTTGAAAACGTACCTGAAAGAGAGGAAATAAATCCTTGGTTATCCCATGGCTCATATTGTTGTAAGTTTATGTCTGAAAAATACAAACTATCTACAGTATTAAATATTACTGTTCTTTGAAAAGAAAAGTTTGTACCATAAGAAATTCTAACTGTGTAACCAACCCATTGATTTACTTGCCATCTTTTTGTAGTGTCTTGAAGAATAGTAGCAGAACTTGATCCTATGTTAACTCCAGACTCTACAGTTACAGGATCAGTAGATGCGGTAATGGTTCTAGTTTGTTCTGATCCTACACCTGATACAATTCTGATTTTCTGTCCAACTAATTTAGCGCCAGAAATAAGAGAAGGGATTGTTAATGTAGAACTTGTTGGGGCTGCTAATACTCTACCTCTATTTCCTTGAGATTTACAATAAACCATTGAAGCTATTGTAGCTGTAGTGTAATATGCTGGGGCTGCTAAAGATGCCCAAGTATCACTCCAAGTATCATATCTTTGCAAGGTACCAGGGTATTGATAATAGATATATCTATTTGAGCCATCTATTGCTGTAGCAAAACCTGATGCTGGAGAGTTAAAGGTAGTTAAAGCAAACCTAGACCACTCCCATACAGGCTGGTCAATTTGCTTTTTAAGGTTATTAGTAATTGGCATATTAAGTTAATTTTGCTCGGATTCCTGTGTTATAAGCTGTTCTTGCCCAGTCTGCAATCATAAACCTTGTATCAACACTAGCCATTGTTGAAGGGTTAGTACTAACTGTAGTTTCAGAAGAACCAATGGTAATCCTCTGTCTTTGCAGAGAATCTTGTGTACCAATTGGCTCAAGAAGTTTTGCAATCCTTCTAAGTAAGATGATTGTCTCGTCTTGAGCAGGGTTGATAATATCTCCAGCAGAGTCGGTTATATTTATTTCTGTTGGTGCTGTGTAAATGAAGTCGCAGAGGAAGTCATAAACCTCGTACACCTTTGTTTCGTAAGCACCCGATGTGTCGCTAGGATCAATTGGAATCCATGTACTATCTTTATCCTTACCGTTTACTGTGGTAAGGTTGTACACATAAAAAGAAAACACGTTGAAAAGAGAGTCAACAAAGTTGATTGTTATAGGTCTCCCATTTTCATAACCAATGGTCAGAGTTTTCAGTCCACTAAACGCTCCAATAACATAAGACTGGTTGTATATCTTAACCAATCCGCTGTCTATCCTTTGTATTTTAGTTACGTTGTGAATCATTTTTCAAGCATTAGTACAGACGCAATCTCGTCATCGGATGCGTTCATACAAAAATACTGAAAATTACCATATCTTTCAGACATTATTACTGCCTTCTCTTCAAAATTTATACTATTAATTCCTGCCGAGATTAGTTTACCCATCACATACTTCGTGTCTTGGTGACCTCTGTTCTCTGCGTGTGCTTCAATCTCCTCTTCAACCTCTTCTATTTGAGGGACACTTATGGTTCTAGCCTTCTTCTTTTTGGAGGAGAGGGAGCGAACTTTGTTATAATTTTCCTCACCCCAAATGAACTCAAAGAATTGCTTAACAGTTACTCTTTCGGAGTTAAACTTCTGAGAGGTTGCCTCCAAGGCTTGTGCTATTGGGAACTTGGATGTTTTGCAATACCGGGAAAGAGATCGCAAATCTTGGCACTTGATGACCTCCACCGGATCTATTCCATGCTCTTCTGCAACAACCTTCCAACTCTTGACTGGCTTGAATTCTGTCTCCTTCTTTGGCTTCTCAAACTCAAAGTCGATAGGGATGCCTAAAGACGTGCAGGTCATAACGAGCAACTTCATGTTGGCTATGGCAATGAGAGCCTCTCTCGGCTTATCATCCTCGCACACCACAGAGAAGGTGTCGCTCTTCTTGTCGGCTATGGTCATGTAACCTGTAACCTTCACGCTCTTTGGAGCAATCGATTCCTCCTTAAAGAGTTGCCACCTAATCTCTCCTGTGTTCACAGAGTCGCTAATGGCTGTATATAATTCAATGAGACTTTTCTCCTCCTTGGAGAGAGAGAATGGTAAAGAACATTTCATTTGTTTTTTGTTTTGTTATTGTTCGGATGTTGTGTCATCCTTCTTCTTATATCGTGTAAAGATACTCTCAATAACCGTAAGTCCCAAACCTCCTCCTGCTATAACGAGAAGTCCCTCAAACATATAGTCAGGGCATCTATAGGGAGTGAATGTAGCAATGTACGCCAACGAAATGCAAACGAGTAGAGAGAGTATTGCACTAAATCTCTTTGAACTTGCATCTCCTTCATTGCTAAATAGTGACTTTAACCATTTCACTTCTTCTTGGCCATTTTGATAATGGTATAGATAGACGCTATACCCGATAGTACAAGGCAAAACATTTTAAGAGCAAACTCTACATTCAACAGCCACGCTGGAATAGATAATAGAATGCTGCTGATCGTACCTGTTACTCCTTCCGCTATTTGCTGTTGGTGGTTGCTCATTATAAAAAATCTTTTTCGTTAAACAATATGCATGAAAAATACTTAACCCCACTATTCTTACAAAGGTTCATAAACTCATCGTGTTCCTTTGGGTTGTTTCTTACCTGACACCCTGCACTCCACTTGTCAATTATCTTGCTAATTGCGTTTGGATTTGCGCGATGGATATTAATTCCGTATTGACCATAGATAGGTTTGCCTACCTGCTCACTCTTGTCGTTCTTATTTCCGTCTCTGTAAACAGGAAGAGGAGCGTACTGAACCAAAGCCTCGTACTGACCTTTATGCTTTCCAATTACCCAAGCGTTTAAGTGCTGACCTTCTGCAAGAACAGCAGCACCCTTTGGGTTAAGAAGATTCTTCAACCAATGAACACCGGGATTAGTTGTCCCAGTGTGCCATATAACATTTGTACCATCCACGATTCCCAACAAATCATCGAACTCATTTGGCTTATCCGCAGCGGAGCGAATGTTTACAAGTTGGAAAGGCAACCATTGGTATCCTTTATTAAAAGCAGCGTTTTTTAATTCTTTGTAATTTGGCTGTTTCATCCGAATAATTTTTCTTCTAACATTAACATCTCAAATTTACTTCCTGTGTTTGTACCCTCAAGCATATTCAACTTGTCGCTATACTCGGCAACTGACTCCTTTTGACCAACACGATATTGTTGGAGGAAGTCAAACACGCAAAGGTCTCCTGTCTTAAAGATCTTCATGCTCGTGTCTTCATACTCTTCGTAAAGAGCGTACTCCATTTCATAAGCCATGATAATTACCTGCTCTAAATTAGAGAAATCAAGTGTTGGCTTTGGAATCGTTGGAAGAGCAGGAGTCACATTCCAATCGACTAAGTAGTTCTCAATCTTCTTGGCGTGACCAAACTCATCTTCTGACTCCTTTGCAAAGAACTCAGCGGCTATAAAGTAACCTACATTTTTACACCAGTTAGATGCAGAGCGATAAAAATATGCCGCATTAAACTCATCCTGCAAACGAGGCAGGAGTAAGTTTATAACTGGTTGAGATAATTTCTCTGGTTTTTTCATTTTTTATGATAGTATGAGTGTTACAAATTTAGTTTAATTTTCTTCTGTTGGCGTACTTTCAACCTGTTTTATTTGACCTTTTTCTTTTATAAAGTAGTTAGATGAAACAGGAGGTTCGGTTAATTTGTATTTGTCGTATAAGTATTTTGCCTTGAAGTACTCTCTCACACCTAACTTTCCACCAATAGTAGCGTTTTTATAGTCGTTCTCCATGTTCGGATTTTTATCAAACTCCTTGAACATATAGTCTTCGGCTTTTCTCTTCTCTTTGATGTTTTGAACAAAGCTAAGTTGTTTTCCTTTCATAATTTCCTGATGAAGTTTTTCTAACGTCACCTCACTTTCTGGCGTGTTATCTCTCTCACTTGGTGGAATAGGTTCTCCTGAAACCATTTCCCCTTCAGCCTCACTCCATCTTTCAGTCGGAAATCCTAGTTCAGAACCAGCCTCGTATTTAGCCTTGTCTGCGAGATAGTCTATGTACAAATACTTTTCGTCAGGGAATAAGCCTTTTATTTGTTTTCCTTCCTTTTCAATTGCCTTGTTAAACTTTTCAGTTGCCAATATAGAATACTTATCTCTCTCTCTTGAGCTTATCCCAGGAGTATTAATAGGCAGTCTTTGGCTGTCATCTAAAAATAGTTCTCTTATGTCTACTACTTCACCACCAGGAGTTTTGTATAGAGTGTTTTCATTTGGCTCTTTTTGAGACAACTCATCTTCTGCCCAACGAACATAGTCATCAATAAAAGGTACTGCTCCGGGTGTAAATATGACTGTTAGAGTTTGACCTAATGTAGCTAAAGAATTTGCCATGTACATCCATTGCTTACCCTCCTCAGTTTGTTGAGTCCACTCGTAGATGTCATAAAGAGTAACTTGCTCTCTGCCTTTGTTCTTGACATCGTTAACAAAGTCAGAAACACCGTCAATGACCATCCCCACGATAGGTTGAAGATTAGCAGCTATTTGCAAAGCCATGTCATCCTTTTCAGAAGGTAAGTCATAAAAGTCAATCGGATCTACAAAGTATAAATCTCTCATTGTGTCTTCTATTAGTCTTCTCTGTCTTCTGTCATCACTTAAAGTATAGGCAGCGTCTAATAGTAGGTTTCCTATAATCTTACCACCTGCCGCATACTTACCTCCAAAAAATGTTGCCCCAACTTGTTTAGCGGCAAACAAAGCCATGTCTGACCAACCTTGAGGTGTCTTCAATGAGTCTAATGTTTCTTGAGCCTCTTTCTTCTCATCATCGTCACCCAAGTTTAAATTAGCAATAGCCTTTCCTATAACCATCAACACAGGGTATAAAGACAACCTTCCGTAAGCACCTAACGCTTGAGTTAAACCATCCTTTATTTCTTTTTGAGTAACAGTCTTTCTTAAACCGATGTTAAGATTGTCAGCATCGTGGTTAATAAATCCAGAGAACATACCTACAAACGGTGCCATTTTAGAGTCGGCAGAAATTCTTGCGGACTTTACAAAAGGAAACCATTCAATGAATTGTCTTTGCTCTGCTTTGTTACCACCCTTCATAATTCTTCTCATTCTGAAGTCAGCATCCGAAGCAGCTTTGCTCATTTCATCGTAATACTTTCCTTTTTCTTTTACGAAATGTTTCTCGTAACTAAACTTCTCTCCAGTATTTCTTTCAAACTCTCTTTCGAACTGAGACTTCCATTCCCCTTTTCTCATAAACCCAGTTACGTTGTTGAGGAACTTGTTGAGCAAACCGAAGTTACTTTCTCTGTCCAAGTATCCGTCAATACCTTTCTTGCCACTAAGTTTAACTTTTCTTTCCAATCCTGTAAACTGAACTGAAGAATCAAACTCAGACAATAATTTATCTGTCTCTTGTTTTTCTTTTGGAGTGAAAGGCAATGTCAAAGACTTTAAACTTCTATTACCTACCGCATAACTGATAAGGTTAGTAGTAAATTCTATTGGAGTTCTTACAACACCTATCAAAGCGTCAACAAAGAACTTACCCATCATTTTTGACAATCCAAATGTGTTTTCAGACTTTGCTAAAGCAAACGGAGCAATAGTGTCACTCAACTGCTTTAAGTTGTCTAACATAACCGCATCGTTTTGACTAGCGTTTTCTTTAGCGTTAGAGAATACATCTCTCACATATCTTTTAGCCTCAGTCAAATAGTAGTCTCTCAAACCTTCATGAACATTGGTCATCACAAGCCTGTCTACGTTATAACGAATTGCCTCTGTAGGAACTTGCAACACACGTTGGTAAGACGCCCCTGATCTTATTGCCTCACCCACATTTTTATTGTACGCAATATCCGTAGATGTTAGAGTGCCTTCTCTTACTCCTACAGACTGCCTAGGCATATAGTAAGGATTCAACTCGTGCTGCTTGTTTCTAATTGCGTTAGCACTATTGATGTACTCACCAGCCTCCTGTAAAGTGCTTCTTGCAATGTTATAATACTCCAACTGACTACCTGTAAGGACAGAAGTTGGATCAGATTCAAACGCTTCTAAAACTGCCATGTGGTCAAGGCCTCCATTTCCGTCAGGGAATGAATCTTTAAGGTCGTTGTAGATGTTGTTAACAATATCCAACTCGTTAACGTCTTCGTTAGCCATGTTGTTTCTCACCTTAGCACTAAGCATCTGCTTACCTAACCAGTCGCTTACAGTTTTCTTTTTCTGTTTGGCGTTCCAAGCGTTGTCAAGGATGTGGCCAACAACTCCAATCATTACTCTGTCATAAGCGTCTTTTGAAACTTTAATTGTTCCGTCAGGCACTAAATTTCCGTCAGAGGTTAGTTTGAACTTTTCAATTTTAGTTTTGTTGATAAACTTACCAATACCCGGAACATTCTTTAAAATGTTTCGGCTTCTAAGTTTCTCAACATTCTTTTGGTAGTCCTTTAGAATTCGTTGAGAGTCTTTCTCCCATCCATTAATTGCCCTTACGATTGGGTCTACTAAATGCTTTCTAAACGGACCGTTCTCTTTCATTCCTAGACGAGACTCCCAGAATACAACACTCTTTCCTAAGGTGTCATTCATCATGTTGATGAATCCGTTCTTAGCGTTAGAGTATCTATCTTTTCTAAACAAGCCTTTTGTTTGTTTAGCCTGTTCAGCCAAACTCTTTCCGATCTCGTTGCCTCTGATTTCTGCACGATCCAACAAGGTTCTTAAATTCTTCTCGTCAACAAATCCAGCCTCTGCAATTTGAGCAGTAACTTGATTTAACAAGTCAAGGTCTTCAAGACTTAACGTCATCAAATTATCAGGTTTTGCTCTCATTAACTGGTCAATCAATTTCTTTTGATTTTCCGTAAATGTGTTAGGAGAGTTGCTCAACCAGTCTTTGATTGAATCCATTAACCCATAGTCACCTTTGTCTGTGATACCGTCTATCAGCATCTTCTTCAACCCATCTATCTGGTCTTGGAATTCAGTAGCGTAAGTATCTGTAACAGCAGATTTTTCAATAACATCATTAAACATCCTTTCATAGTCAGATTCGCTAATCATGCCTGTGACTAATAACTCATCAAGTGCGTTTGTGTATTTCTTTACATTAGATTTAAACGCTCTATAGTTTTGAAACGATTCGGCTAGGTCAACTACTCCGTTGTTTTCAACGATGATATCCTTAGCGGTGTTAAACAACTTATTTACTGCTACTTGCCATTCATTAAGTGAGTCAATTGCAGTCTTAGGTGCAGGTTGGTTCTGTAGATTGATGTCATACATTTCATCAAACAATTCCATCATCTTGCCAATCTTAGGAACTCTATCGCTAGTTAAATCACGAAGAGCGTCTAAGTATTCTTCCAAAGTGTTCATGTCAAAAGCCAAGTCACCATCTGCTGTATACAAATCAAACTTCGCAAACTGCTTCATTTGTGTTGTATACTGATAACCAATCTTGTTCAACAACTTCTTTTGTTGTTTTTGGATTTCATTGATTCCTTCTGCCAATCTTCTGTTGGCAATGATCTTATCTAAGTAAGAAACAAAGGCATCCAATTGTTTTTGGTTAGAGATGGTAGCTGCTCTGCGAGAGATAGACTTCAATGTGGCAGGGGAGATAGAACCCTTCTTACCAAACTCGTTGTCTACTACATCTTTGATATATTCAGATACCAAAGCACCTAAACCTCTTTGTTCTGTTCTTCCTGCCTTCAGTCCTTTAAAGTAACCAACAAACTCTCCGAACTTCTTACCCATAGACTTTCCAGTCCTCTCTCCTGCAAGTCTAGCAACACCTGCCTCAAATCGAATGTTGTAACCAAGCTCCTTGATTCGGTCTTGCAACTCTTGTTTAGTTATTTTACCTTCTTCAAGTTTTTTATTCAACGCATCGATAGTCTTTTGCGCTTGTTCTTTACCCTTTTCTACCCCCTCTTTGATACCTTCTTTACGACCCTCTGCACGACCTGCTTTTTTACCTTCTATTTCCCCAGCGAGTCTTGCTTCAGCCGCCTGCCATCTCACATTGTATCCAAGCTCTTTAATTTTGTCTTGTAACTCTTGTTTAGTTATCTTGCCCTCTTCTAATTTCTTGTTTAAAGAGTCGATAGTTTTTTGAGCTTGTTCTTTAGCTTGTTCTATCCCCTCTTTTTTTCCTTCCTTACGGCCTTGAAGAGCAGCTTTAATTTCAGCCTTAACTCTATCTGCAATAATTTTACGTTCACTACTGCTGATTTGATTTGGCTCTGACTCTTCATCTGAAAGTTGAGACTTGGCAACTATTCCTGTTGGAACAGGCTTGATTTGAGATTTGTCAAATACAACAATCTCGTCTATTCCTTTATAATTACCTTCGTTTCTATTACCCCAGATACCATCATATCCCAAAGCTTTAACTCTATCTACATCATTTTTAGACATATCTCTTACATCTAAATATTGATCAGAATTTTTTACAACAGCATCTGATAGTTGCTCAGGCTTGTTTGTTTCAAAATTAAAGTAATGAGTGTCTCCTAAGTCTAATAAATTTTTGACATCTAAAAACACTTCATATGTTTTACCCTTACCAGTCTTGTCAAACATATCTTTCAACGACTCTGCACTTTCTGTAGTAAAATATATTCCGTATTTATCTTTAGACTCTCTACCTAGGATGTCTCTTATACCTCCCTTGTTTTTATCAGACATATTATTAATATCAATATCTGTCTGACTTTGGTGACGAACTATTAAAGGATTACCATTCTCGTCTACAATTTGAGTTGTTTTTAGATCAGGATATGTTTTCAAAACTTGATCAACTTCATCATCCGACAACTGAGATTTACCTTTAGGTCGGTTAAATGGATTAACCTTTCTTCCTGCTTGGTTAACTAGGTAGAGAGAACCCGGTCCCCAACTAGAAGCGTTTGCTCTCTTTGCCTTTAAGCCAAATCTTTCAAAGTCTCTGTTGATCTTATACTCGTCAGCGTTCTTTGGGAAGAATCCCTGATCGTTCATGTTGTACATCTGCGCTGTACGCTGAACGTCATCCATTTGAGACTTTGTCTTAACGCCTGTCTTGATTTCACCAGACGCACTACTTAACTTGGCTGTCCTGTTGTATTGAGCTATTGCTAAATTTTCAGACTTGTGTTTCTCTAAATACTCGTCCCAAGTAAATTCTTTTCCACTAGATTGAGTTAAAGAGGGTAAAACATCGTTCATGCTGTAAGCACCTTCTAAAACATAGACCTCAATCTCGGCAGGAGACCCGTCCTCATTAACGGCATAAATTTCTTCCGGGTAAGACTTGTGATAAAAGTCATCATTAACCTCGGATGTTTTATATTGTAAAGTGCCTTTAGTTCTCATTATGGTAACCAAGTCACCTATCTTATTAGCCTTTGCCGTAATAGGCTCTTCAAACCTTTTAGCTGCCTCTGATATAGACCCTGCTGAAGGAAATCTCGCCTCTTTTACTTTCGGGTCTCCTAAAATAGAATTAACTATAGCTAGTCTTTCCTCAAACGTAAAGTTTGATATCGGCTTTTTATTTTCGTCTAATATCGGACTTCCTTTCTTGTCTAATATCTTATCCCCCTCTTGGAATAACACAAACTCTAACTCGTTAAATAGTTCGTTTATATTGTTTGACTTTTTCAAAACGGTTTTCACAACAGCCTTTTTACCCTGGACACTCTTGTTGCTAAAAGCCTTGTCTATGTAACTTATAACGTCAGCCTTTTTAACCTTAGATGTTTTTGAGTTGGCGTCAAACTTCATTAGCTCAACAGTTACAGTCAACATATCTGTGTTGCTCATATGCTGTTTGTCAGACCCGATCATAGGCGCGGAGTAAATATATCCGTCCTTGTCTCTATTTTTATTCGCGTTTTCAGCGATGCCTTTTGCCTTTATTTTGTTTCTTGAGGCCCACCACTTTCCTGTAATTATAGGGTAGAATACGCCTCCATAAAATTTGAACAAGGGGTTGCCTTCAGAGTCGCTTATGTAACCGCCTGTCATTCGATCCGACTCCATTAGGTTAACTCTTTTCCCATTGAATCTTTCTAAAGGCACATCCTCTTCAACCCTTGTGTTTGGGTTGACAGGAAACCTTTTTATCTCACCAGAGTCTATTGAACTTTTAGACTTAACACCCTCTGACACATTAACTACACCACTAAGACCAAGAGAGTTTACATCTTCAAATTCTTTAATTTCCTCTCCTCTCGATATCTTCTTACCAAGAGTGTCAAAGAACTCTAACACCTCTTCCGCAGAAGATGTGTCGCTGATTGGCTTTACTCCTAGTGCCTTTAGTTGAGGGTTACTCAAGATAAAGTTGTTGATGAAGTCAGCAATCTTCTGAAGTATGCTTTTGTTAACTGGTTTATCTAAATCTAACTCTGCAACAAGACCTGCAAGTTCAGCCAAGTATTCTTCAGCCTGATCCTCTGTCTGATATCTGCTAGATAACTTCTCTGCCTCATCTCCCCATGTAGTTTCTACCTCGTTGCCATCCTTGTCTGTGATGGTCATCTTTTGGTCCTTGGCGATGTCTTTTAACTTGTCTTTAAAGTTTCCGAACACCTTTCCGTCTCCCTTAAACATTTTTAGGAGAGCAGCGTGAGCAACCTCGTGAGCAATTGTTCTTGAGTTCGCTCTGTTTAAGTTAATGTGAACAGCACCTTGGATGTTTCCGTCCGCTGAAGGTTTGTAAACAAACTGACCACGAGTATTTACAGTACCTCCCAAAGTGTTCATAGCCTTGTTGTACGACTCATCACTTTCGTGTACAACAATGTTCATGTTCGGGAAGAGGGACTTGAGTGCATTAACTGCGCGAGAAGCTTGGGCAACAATCTTACCCTTCTTAGGATCTTGAGCAGTTCTTTTCTGCAAGTCATTCATTGACTGAGTTCCTGCTACTACGCCCATACCCTCAGTCTCCTTTATAGTATTTCCAAACTCTTCGTCTGTAAATTCTCTTTGTCCTTCCTCTTGTGCAACTTCTTGTTGCGTAGGTTGTGCAACTCGACTCTCTACGTTATACCCGAGGTTTGCCAACTCTTGTTTAGCGTTCTCAATGGCCGCAGCTTTTTTAGACTGACCACCTCTTTGAGGGGCGTTGATAGTAAGAGTTCCGTCCTCGTTTAAATTAATAACAGTGCCTGTCGACTGCTGAACTTGGTCGATGTCAGTTTGCATCGCCTCCGGTTCTTTCGCCTCCTTGGGAGTCGCTACTATTTCTTCTTTCCCAACTTCTTGGGTAGTACCTTGCCCTTGGACGCTTGATCCCACTCCTTCACGTTTACCCCCTGTCTCTGTAGTTTCGCCTTGTTGGCGTGGAAGAACTTCTGTTGCGCTTGACTTTTGTACGGCATTTTCTTGTGCTTTTGGTTTATATACTTTTTCTATTATTTCGATAGCCTTTTCTGTACTTTCCTTTTCTTCTTCTGAGGTTGTCCATTCATCAAACGTAATTCCGTTGACTTCTCCGTTAGCATTTAATGTAAAAGACTTAACGCCAATTTCCTCCAACTGTTTGTTCATATCATTACGAACGTCAGTATTTTCCTGTGCGGTGTTAATGATAGAGACTAACTCTTTTTCTTTTTCTGCTATCTGATTGTTAAGTTTAACGTCTACAATATTTTGGCTCTCGTAGTTTTTTTGAGCCTCTTTTAAATCGTTTAAAGCAAGTGACTTGTCCAAAACTTCTGACTGAGCTAAGTCGTCATATTCTAAAAAGTTTGGATTAGCACTTAGTTTTTTATACTCCTTATTAATCTTCTCGTATTCCTTTTCTACCTCTGACCCTTTAAAATCTTTTGAAAGTCTATCCGCTTCATTAATGATTTCGGTGTACTTCCTTCCAATCTGTAACTGGGTTAACTTTAATGTCGTATTGTTAGCCTTTTCTTTTATTAAGGTTCTTATACCCTTTGCACTAGACCCAACAAGTCCCATTGCCCCACCTATAGCAGAAGCCTCTGTAACAGCCTCAAGTGTCTTTCCCATGCCCCCTGTCTTAGGGTCAAATATTTGGATGGTCTCATCTGTTGCTCCGGCAAAAGCTACCTCTGTAAATAAAGTTTGAGTCCCCTCTTCAATTTTTTCGTTAAATGTGTTTGTAGTTATTAACTTCCCAGAATTTCTAGCTATACCGATAGTACCCTCTTTAAGTTGACGAGCAATTACTTCAGGTGCTAGTTTTTTAGCAATACCCTCTTCTATTGTTTTTTTCCAAAAAGACTTAATGCTTATGCTTTCCGTTGTATTAAAAAATGAAGGCAACAAACTTTCTAACATTGCTTCCGTACCTGCAATTAACCCACCGCCTAAAAAAGCCTCTCCTGCAGAATACCCTGCCTTTTGCAGTCTTTCAGCATAGTCACCTGTAGATCTTACTGTAAAGTAAACGGTTGTTGGACTAGTAGCTATTTTACCTACAGCTCCTATTGCTCCCCTTGTAGTGGCTAGTTCTGCAAATCCAGCACCACCGCCTGTGAAATAAACAGCTGCTAAGTCAGGTACTACCCCTCCCACACCATTTACAAACCAATTTACCCCCCATTTTTCATAGTAAGGATTAGATGCCCATTGCCCTACGTTTTCTTGCAATTGACTTGTAGCTGCTAGTAACTCATCACCACCAGTCCATTCCTTCTGATCCGAGTCCTCGTCAGTTAACACCTGACCTAAGTACATACCTGTCTTTGAGATGCCAATAAGAGCGTTAGCAAAACCTCCCACTAGTCCTTTACCACCAGCCTCTAGCATATTATCATCCTCGGCTTCTTTTCTAGCGATTTCGTCATCTTGTCTTACCTTTTCTCTGTAGTCTTGGAAGTCATACAAGTCATTCTTTATTCCTGCTGATTTATCGCTCTCGTAGTTTTGAATAGAAGTCAACGTGTTTGACAACCCTCTCATTGCTAACAAGTCTGGGTCATCATCGTAGTAATTAAGTTTTTTTCTTAGAGCCTCATACTCTTTTAATTGGCGAGAAATATTGTTTTGGAATTGGTTTACCTTTTCAATGTCTTGAGACCCGGCCTTGTTTTGTTCTACTAAGGCATTTCTTTCGTTTAAAATTTTTTCTGATTGAGCGACAAGTTCTTCGTATATTGTTTTTGAAGCCTCGTCTTTATAATACTTTTGACCGTCCTGATCTACAAGAAGAGAGTTCATATCCTCTTCCATTTTAGACAACTGAGCGTCATAAGCATCAATTTTATCCTTAGTTGATTTAAGACCCTTCACCGTCTCTGACAACTGCTCCTTTGAAGGGATTTGCAGTTTAACTTTCTCAGCCTCTATTTGAGCCTCTAGTTCATTCATTCGGGCGGTGTAGGCAGACACTTTACCCGGGATGTTTTTAATGTCCATGTTACGACCTCGTACCGTTGCCTTAGCATCGTAGTGGTTAATATAGTCAGACAAACTAATGTCCCAAACATTGGACACAAAGTTTTTGTCAGACTGGGTCACCAAAGATTCGTCACCCATTAACTCGTCTATACCCTTTTCTTTTGCTTGGTTTAAGCGGTCAATGTCTTGGAACTTATATGTCTTATTTCCGTTCTCAATCTCATGTCTAATGTATTGCTCCGCTGCATGATATCTAGCGTCACGCAACATTTGCTTGTATATAACACCTAACTTTTGATTGATTTCATTTTCATCATAACCAGCCTTAGCAAGAAACAATTTGATGCCCTCCATCACAGTCTCTTTGTTTTTACTTGATGGGAGTAAAATGTCGCTAAAGCTAAGGGCGTTCTCCTGCATTATAGCGTTTGTCTCGGGAGTATTGTTAAGGCTGTTGTAGAAAGTTTGCTCGGTGTCCATCACATACTCCGTCTTAGGAATAGTCTCCTCAGCGATGTTATATTCCTTCCTTTCCTCGTCCTCTTTACTTATGATGTTTTGGGTCTTAACTTTAACCTTAACCTTTTCAAAAAAACGCTTTAGATCAGTACCAAAAGAAGCCTCTTCTTCCTTATTTTTTTCCTTGGGAATAGTTACGGTGCCTGTAATTTGACCAAAACTTCCTTGAGGGAAATATTTTGATTTATGTGAGGCTAAATTGTTATTAAAACTTGGCGATAATTTTTTACCTTCTAGTTCTGGAGAATATGTGTCTTGAGTAATAACAGCACTCTTCAAGTCTTCCCAAGACTCATCGTCTTTATAAAGGTCTGATGAGTTAATGGCATTGCTAATATAACCTTCCCATGTAACATCTCCCACCTTGCCTTTATATGACCTTCCTTGGTCACCACCACCCATCTTGTTGTTGGCGAAAACAACCTCGTAGTTATCTCCATCCATTTTAACACCAAGAACACGAGTGTCACCTAACACTCTAGAAGCTGTTTTGTAGTTAAGGTCATCCATCTCGTTGTATAGAGAGGTTGCCGCATCTTTAACATCTTTTCTTTTTGGGTCTCCTGGGCCTCCTTCTTCAACTTGAGAAATAGCTTCTTCTTCAGGCTTAATCTCTTGATCAAATTGAGCCGTAGCTTGTTTAGCTTGAGAAAAAATAGGGTCTATATGTTTGCTTATAAACTTATTTTTAGCGTTCTTGGCTAAACTAATAATGTCGTTGTTCTTGTATTTATTTACAGGCTTAGGAGTATCTAAAGACTCGTTCATAACTGAACCTTCCGTCACATTTTGTTGTTGAGGAGCAGCTTGTATTGGAGCGTTTTGATTTAAAGAAAGAGGGGTTTTAATTTCTAAGTTATATGCAGAAAGGTCCGCGTTTAACGGATCTAAATCTTCTTCTGTTTCTGCTTGTGGATCTTCACTTACAACTTCCCCTACAGGCTCAATACCACCCATCTGGGTTGGCTCTGTAGTCTCGCTTGGCTGCTCTGATTCCGACTGAGATAGCGGAGCAGATTCGACCATAGACTCCTCTTTTTTTTTTAAGCCTTCGTAAGCGTTTACATCGTAACCGTTTCTACCTAATATTTCATTAACTCTTTCTGCAAAAGCAGGGTCTTCCATTTTTGATTGAAACTCTTCAAATGTAGGAGGATTTGAAATTCTAGAGTCAGCTTGTATTTCGTTAAAGAGGTCTTGTAAATTTGCCATATGAAAAATTGTATGCACAAATATACAAATTTCATTTAATAGACAAGCCTTATTTCTACTTTGTTATGTTCATGTTGTTGTAAAAATACTTGTTGGCAAATTCAGAGAAACTTGATATTCCCAATGACTTTTCAATAGCCGCTTGGTTCTTTTTAGCTATTGTCTTCAAAGGGTTTTCTACTACGTTTCCGTACTGATCGGTGTAGGTTTGAGTATAACCCCCAACGTCAACTATAATGTGTTTAAGACCTCCTTTTTCGTCAACTAAGTCTAACCACAAGTTACCCAACTGATCTTGGTACATATCAGCAGGCTCTCCTCCTGTAACCTTGCCGTTTTCATCAAAATAGTTAGCGTTTTTAAAATTAGTAGATAAATCAGCTTTATCTTGAGGCATAAATACTTGACCTTGTGTAGGTATTCTAAACTTCCACAACATCTCACCCCTTATTTTAATACCATTTGTATCGCTCTCGTCAGCTTGTGCCACAGTTCCGTCAAGTCCATATGCAGCTGGGTCATCACCCTTACCTTTCAAAACTAACCTAGGCACACCTGAAGGGCCATAAACCCAAAACGCTTGGTGGCTTGGACTCTTTCCTTCAAACGCATCCTTGAGGTCGGGAATATTGATTGCTATTCCTTGAGTATTTTGAACAGGAGTTATTTTTGAATTGTCAGGGGTGCTGTCTCCACCTACATTTTGAGTCACACTTATAGAGGTTCTAGCAGCCTGTTGCTTATTTTCTCTCATCTTTCTCTCGTTCTCAATTCTCTCGCCTAAAAATTCATCAAAAGAATTTTGACCAAAACCTTCTTCGTTTTTGCTATGTCTTATTTCCCATTGTTTTTTAGCTATCTTATAACCTTCTTTAGAGGCTAATAAAAGTGGGATTTCTTTTAATTTACCATTGAAAACGTTTTGGTAATCAGCTGAGTCTTTATCTAGTTTAACTATTTCTTTATCCTTTTCAGCTTTATCAATCTCTTCACTAATCCAATCGTTATACGGAAAGTCTCTTAAAAGTGTAGGATCAAAACTTTGAGTGGCGGCTAACTTCTCATCAGGTGTTTGGGCATTATCGTAATCCTCCATTACCGTATATACCATCATTGGATCAACGCCATATTGAGGGTTATCAACTTTATTTCTAAACTCTTGTTTTTTTGTTTCGGCAAGAGCAGCTGTATCGGCCTCATCTTTTATTTGATTTTCCCACACACTAAATGCTTGACCTTCTGGGGTAGATATATTTGAGATATCTCCACCTGCCGCTGTGATTGCCGCAAAAGTTTCAAGACCCTCTTTATATTTTTTAGATATATGCTCCTTCATTGTTTGGTCTACTACTTTTCCGTAGTCAAAACCTTTAAGCTTGGCCATCTGCTTCTCTTGATTAACTCTTTGTTTTTCAGCAGCCTTAGCTATAGTGTCTAAATAATCTGACCTATCTTTAATCTCATGCACATAAGCTGAGCCTGTTCCTACTTGACCTTGAGGTACATATAATCCCGGTGTTAATGCCATCTCTTATGTTTATTTTTTACCTAATAACTCTTCTAATAACTTCTTTATAGCCTCGCTGTCTTTTATGTTGCCTTGTTTTAAAGATTCAGCAGCTTGTGCGGCTGATGCCATGTCAGCACCAGCACTTACAGCACCTCCAATATTTTGAAGACCAGCTTGTTTCATAGCAGCAATTTCGTTTACCTTCTGTGTGTAAGGGTCCATTTGGTTAACTTGGAACGCTGTGTCAGCATATTGTTGGAGACCTGCTTTTCCTTGAAGATAATTCTGTTGAAGACCTAACTTTTGTTGAGCAGCATTTGCAAGAAGATCAGCAACGGTTTGTTGAGTACCTGCACCTGCTTGAACCAAAGCACCTAAGCCTGCTGCTCCTGACGGTGCCATATTAGCAATACTTTGCGTTGTATTCGCAAGTGTTTGGTTTACTCCTTGCATTTGTTGAGCAAGTCCAGGAGCTTCACCTTGAGCCAAAGCAAGTTGACCTTGGTTAGCTGCCTTTGCTTGTGTATAGTCATAGACAGGTCTATCTCCAAGTTTATTTTGAAGCTTCTTTGCTTTAATAAGTTGGGAAGCACCTAAACCTGCTGTGCCTAACGCTTCTGCAATTTGTATTGCTGTTAATACTCCTCCTACTGCCATGACTTAAATTTTTATCAAATATACAAATTTTTATTGTAGGATAGGTTCTGAAGGCACGAAGTTGACATTTACCGAGAACAAAATCATCTTATTTGTTGTCGATGTATTTGTCAAACTATGGTCTAAAACATATCCCCTTAACTCTCTTCCGTTTAATCGTTTCAATGCGTTTGGTAAAAATGGATTAGGATCTGACATATCTCTAAAATATTTAGAGACATAGTAAGACTCTTGATTCCTAAAGTTATCAATTACCATATTAGTGAACATACCACCTGGGTATTGATTAGTTGGAGGTATAATAGCCTGAACTTGAAAAGGCATATTGGACTGAGTCATAAACGTCAAGAATCGTTTAACTATTGTTGGGTTAGCATTAAATAGAAATCTAACTTGTTGGTTATAAACCGAACTAAAGAAAGTTAATTCGTCCCCCCCATCTTCCTCATACAATTTACCCATGTTGGCTGTAGCAACACCTCCAACGGCATACGCTCTGTTACCAAATTGAGTTGCCCACAAAACAGGGTGATTCATATAAGAAGACCATCTCTGTCTGTTAAACGAGTAAATGATTGCCTCTGTGGAAATATCTGCGGCAGGCATTATTGTAATAGTTCCTCCGCTTGGATTTTCTCCACCTGCAAAAGTAGGGTCTACAAAAACAGTTGTCTCATCATCACCTGCGTCATAAGACGAAGTGTCTACAGTGTAAGTTCCGTCATTACCAGGGTTGTTAGCACCACTTATTGTAAAAATACTTCCTGGAGTAAATATAGAGGTGTAATCACCACTTAAAATCACTTTGTTTTTTACAGCGATTATAAATTCTGTAATCTCTGAACTATTAGGAATTTGGCTTAAATTAGTTCCTGCGTATAAAATATATTCGCCATTTGACCTATTGATGTGAGAAGTTATGTTAATAGGCTCTGAATTATCTGATTCGTACATTCTAATACTATTAGTATAATTTCTAATACCAACAGAAAACTTACGCTCACCATCACATATATTAATTAACCCACCTTGAGTTGCTTGAACTACAGCGGCGTTGTAAAAGTCGTAGAAGAATATGTTGTTCTCAACTTTTGAAATAGATCCTGGGTGTATACATCCGTAGTCATCGTCATGAGGACGAACACCTGCAAAAGTCTTGTCGGAAAGGATTACGTTATTAGTTCCGTCTCCGTTAAGAGCAAATGTCTTTTGGATGTAAACAGAACTAATCTTTTTATCTTGGAATGCCTTGAGAGTGTCTCCAATTTGCATTAACCTATTAATACCCCCATGCTCATCTTTTAATGCTACATTGTTGAAAAACTCAACTCTGCTCAAACCATTTATTTGAGTGTTATCGATAAGAGCGTTTGTGTGATAAATTGATGCCTTTAGGTGTTGTTGTTTAGCAAAAGGAGAAAATAATCCAACACGACCTTTGTTGTTCCAGTTTGAAACATAAAAGTCAGAGTAGTGGGGATCTTCACAAAACCAGGCAGCAGTAGTGTCGTTAGCATCTCCAACATTTTCAAATCCTCCTTCATAATCGTATCCTGTAGCCATGATTCTTTGACGGATATAAACATCTCCGCAATTTAAATAAACTTCCCCTTCGGTAATTCCGTATACTTGATTTACATCTCCACCATGGCGTCTTGTGTTTGTGTGAGGGTTTAATATAGGAAACTCAACACCCACTTCATACCAAGGGTCGTTTTCACTTTCAGCCTTAGGAGTGTAAATCTCAATTTGAAATCCACCTGTGCAAATAGCTCGGTTTGGATTTGTTCCACTAAATACTAGATATTCACCTAATAAGTTTGGATCAAAATTATTTAAAACAATTACCTCTTCACCATTAGGACCACCTGCCGGATCATAGCTCATAACATTTAACTCTTGATCTAAATTAGATTCTTGAGTTAAATATTCCGGGTAGTATTGCGACTCATCATAATCAACTCCTATTCGTGAAATGTTATAAGATGTATTACTGCTTGTAACTGTTATTGTTGCTGGAGAAGCTCCAGTAAGTGTTACACGACAAATAAATTGTACAGTATCTGATGCAGTTAAAGGTATATCTGAACTAGTATTATTTAAATCTGCAAATGTAAATGTATTAGGTGGAGAGATAGTAGTTGACCCACAAACAAAATACTCAGTAGCACCATTGACTTTAGCAATAATACTTACAGTAGCTATAGTTGCAGTACCTACATAAGTGACAGAAATGTTCGCATTACCACTAACTCTATAATTTGCAGTTGAAGGAGCAGTAAATACACCTAAAGACATTGTTCCATTTGGATCGTATGTTTCGTTTATGTAGGTGTTTAGATTTAATGAATAAGGACCTGCATAAGGCACAGAAACAGATGAAAAATTAGCGTTAAATAAATTTAACGTCACTAAATCTCTATTGAATAAGGCTCTTTTTCTAACAAACCTAACAAAATCTCCCTTGGATGGGGTTTGATTTATAGAAGCTCCTAAAATATTATTTTTGTAGTAATTCTCTAAAACAAGTTTTGCCGTTGTATCAGGATTAAAAATAATTTGTTTTACAGACCTTTGCTGAAAATTTAAAATGTTAGTAGATGGCTTGTAAAGTATTTGATAAGTATCTGCCCAAATTGGCGGTTGATATGTGGAGGAAATTAATAAATTTATGTTACTATAATAAGGTTTTCGATTTAAACCAATAGGTTGATTTAATTGATTGTCTGTATAATCCGTATTAAAAGGAACGTAAATCTCTCCAGCAGGAACAGTCAATACAGTTCCATCACGATTTGCTCTATCGTAATACTGAAAAGCAAACTCGTGTTTTGCTCCTGATTTAAATGTTCTTTTACAATTATTGTTTCTAAGAACGTAAACAGATCCTTTTGTATCAGTACTTAATTGAGATTCAGTTCTATCGAACCAAGTTTTATTTAAAATTCGTAAGGTTGTCCATGTTACAGTAGGATCAAAATAACCAGCGGCTACAACAGTAGATGAAATACCTATTGAATACAAATAGTTTTGCAGTTCAACATTCAGTTGATTTATTTTTAATAAATCTGTTGGGTATGTCGTTGGATTTATATAGGGGACTGTAAAGTATATAGTTCTGTCTGGATTTACTGTGGATGCCAAAGCAGGTCCAAAAAAATCCTTTAAAGAAAGAATTATAACATCACCAGGCTCATACCTATACTTCACAATTGAACCTATACGATTAAACGAAATGAAAAGCATATTAGTAACTCCACTTGCATAACAAGCAAAACTTGCTAATGGGTTAGTGAAAGCTGTGTTTTCTATGGGATAATTTGAAACAGAAAAAGCAACATCGCTGTCGGTTATCTCTTGCTTATCATAACCTTCGATATAATTACCTATAGCAAACTCATTAGAGGGCAAATACTCAATTGTTTTTGCAATCTGAGGTATTAGGTCGTAATTCCTTTCAGAGTTGCTTATTGCAGGTCCAGAAGTTTCGTTTTTAAAGTCAATTGTTTCTGTTGAATAGTCAGACCATACTAATTGATTTTTATCGTATTCTTTATATAAAAAGAATTCTCCTGTATTTCCAATACGGTATGCCACACGAATTAAACGAACAATTGATGAACCCGTCTCAATATCAACCTTTATTGTGTTGTCTAAATAAGGGTCGATATTTACTGTCTGATTAATATACTCAGAGTAGTTAGGTAGAACTAATTCAGATATTGGAGACCATGCCGACTCTTCATTATCATCATACACATACTGATAACGGAATTGAAACAACTTATTTTTTAGGTTGTTAGAATTTTCGGTTATATCTGTGCCGTATACAAATGTCGGAGAGAATAGAGGTGGGTGTTTAATCCAATCTAAGTTGTTGAATGTAATTTCAGAGTATCCATTAGGATCTGTTCCTCCTGAGAAAGTATATAATATTGCCTTTTCAATATTAATCTTACGAGGAGGGTTAAAATCATTATCTACATATTGGCCAAAATAATTATCAGTCCAATACAGCAAGTTGTTCACAACAGCCGCGTGATATATTTGATTACTCTTTTTGAAGTTTAATATAGCGTCTTGCAATATTAATGTGTAAGTAAAATTTTCTACTTCATATCTCCAAATAGAGTGATTATCTAAATCATTCCATACAAATAAGATAATCGCCTTATGCTCTATGTCTTCACAAGACCCGATAACAATATTAACACCTGTGGGAAGATTTGTATTTTCTCTGATAGAATTTCCAGTCATAGACTGTATCGCGCCTTCCAAAGGAGTATTTACCCCATAGTTACGAGAATAAGCTGCGTATCTATAATCTCCATTAGGTATAAGACGATCCTCATCGTCTGTATTCATACCTCCGTAAAAAAAGACACCTTGTTGATACATATCTTATCGTAGTTTTAGTCCAGGAGCAGAGTAGTATGCATCCAAAATCTCATCAATTGTATTTCCTTGAGCCATCGCTGCTTCTGCCATAGACTCTGTATAAATACGCTCTCTGTCCTTTGCGTTAACAGGATATTTTTGAGGTTCAAATTCCGCTAATTGCCAAATGATGTAATTTCTCATTGGCTCGATGTAATAGGGGGGGACAAGAGTTTGAGAGTTCACGTCCACTCCTGTGCTTAAATATTCCAACACAACTTCTCCTCCATCAACACCATTACTCAATTGAATAAAAGTATTAGTAGGATCAATTCTGTAATAAGCCTCATTAAAACCACCCCCCAATGCGAAAAGCGCAGGGTAATAAGTTCCTCTCCATGTGTGGTTAATAAAAAACACACCTTGATTAGTAGATTCCGCATTATTATTTACTTGCTCAAAATTCGCAGCCTGCATTGTAGTTGGAATGTTCATGTTAACATCCAATCCTAAAGTAATTAATCGACCTCCGTAGTTCAAAGCAATCTTTGAATATCTCATATAGTCTCCAGGAAGAGCTGCCTGCATTAAACTATTCACTCGCAAGTGAGCAACCTTCATACAAGGAAATGCTGTAGTTCCTCTCACAACTTCTGTCATCCACTCGATAGCAATCTGTTCCACACGAGGAATTTCAGCCGTCTGTCCCTTAACCCTGTTCAAAGAAGATTGAACAACATATTCGATATTTTTAATTGGAGTACCTTCCATTATACAGAGTAGTTAGCAGGTCTAGGAGTGTTGTCCTCAACCGTATTATTAATAACTTCTTCAGGTCTTACATCTGTCGCTCTGATTAATTCAATAACACGAGAAAAGATAGGGCCTATTGCCGTTGGCATAACAACCTCATCGTCTTCTGCTGAATCTAAAAAAGATGGGATGATGTAGAATGTAATATTGTCTGAGAGAGGTTTGCCTGTCCAGTTAACTTGTCTTCCTCTAACATAAAACTCAGGCTTTGCCATGTTCTTGATTGTCTTCAAGAAGATGTTTTGATCCTCGGTCTGACGAGCAAAGTAGTTGTTGCAACAATCGTCAGTCGCATACTTCACGCTCTTGTTTCCTGCTATAGGAGACACAGGCAATGTGCTAGTGTACTTACCATTGGCACAAGCCACACTAACTACATAAGGAGTTGCCATATTTTGAGTCAACTCATTATCCGCTGTTGAAGCTTCTTGGAAAATAATATCCAAAAGAGCAGCGACAGTATTGTACTTATACCTCCCTAAGATATCGTTTGGAACATCGCCTGAAGCAAGACGCTCCTGTATCAATTCTATCAGTTGTCTTTTCGTCATGGCATTAATCCTTTTTCAAGTTCTAAAACACCGAGTGAATTAAGGTCTTTAAGATTAATCATAAAGTATTTAGTCAACTCGTTGATAATGTCGTTCAAGACATCTTCAGTATATTCAAATTCTACACTCTCACTAGGGTCACCAGGAGAGAAGTTTGGGTTACAAGTTAATGTAGCAGAGTTACTGTGAGTAGTCCCGGGAGGTAAATAATATGGCATTCCTGTCGCTGTTATGATATCGTAATCAAACACAGGAGTATTTGGGTATCTAACATATGTCAAGTTAATTGTAGGTATGCCTTGTGGTCTAACTAAAATCTTTTGGTTTTGGATTGTCGCTACAGGTCTCGCTAAACTTGGTGAGAATAAAGATGTCGAAAGTCTGTATGCAAAATCCTTGTTAGACAACATCTCAACATGACGATAAATCTGATTAGATCCGGTTGGAGTGTTCTCGTAATCATAACGACTCGCTCTTCCGTATCTTAAATAATCAGAAGGAAGAATTCCGTATCCATAAGAGTCGAGGGGAAGTGGAGTGATTCCATTATCCCCAAGTGTAACTATGAAGGGACGTAGGTTATCAGTAATCTCTTGGTTCTCTTCGTACACCTCTAGAAAGTCATTGATCTTATCTATGTTGACATACTCAATAGCCTCGTTATAAATATCGGGGGTAATAAGGTTGCCATAAGCATCCTTACCTATCTTGTTGTAAACTTGGTTTAGTATGTCGTTAAGATTCATAATCTTCTATTAGTTATAAACTCTAATTTCTATAGGATTGTTTGCCAATTGAGAATCACTAGCCACAGATGTTAACACGATGACATTATCATTTAATCTATAGCAACTTACAGTTGCTCCAAAATTAACTGAGGAATTAACTCTAGCAAATGTTTTTGCTGATTGAAACGCTCCAGTAAGAGTTCCGTAGTATACACCTATTGAATTTCTAGTCCAAACAATATTTCCTAAACTATTTTCTAGTTCAACAGCAGTAGGAGCAGCAGTTCCTGTCTGAGACATCAACGCTACATATGATTTGTATCCTGATTCGCTAGTCGTATTATTAACCCATTGAGGAGTAGAATCAGTTCCGCTGCAACCGCAAGTGGTATCGCAACTACAGTTATTGCTACTACAACCACAAGAACCGTTGCAAGAAGAACTCGACTGACCAACCAGGTTAGTAATCTTCTCAGCGTAGGCAGCGGCCGCAAGAGTGTCCCCACACGCTCTTTCAATTTGGTATTGAGTGTAGTAAGCATTGGCTAAAGTTAATTCTTGAGCGTAACGAGGAGTTGTTGATCCACAAGCCACGTCAGCTGCATATGCCGCAGTAATTTGGTCAAGTGCATTATTTACACTACATAACTGAGCGTTACAAGCTACGTTATGGTTTAAAGTCTTATTTAACTCTGTAATTACTTCAAGATTGTCGTTTTGAGTGATTGACAAGTCCGTTGTCAATATTGCTGTCCACATCCCTGTAGCAAGAGTGTTAACTACAAGAGTAGATGCTGTTGTTGTTTCAATGTAAGGAGCAATTGGAGCAGGACTTAATCCATTAGGAAAATAAAGTTTTATACTCTTGTTCGTAACAGTCCAATCTCCATAATTCGTAGTGTCTGTGGCTGTGATTTGTCCGTTAGGATAAAAGTTGCAATCGTTAGTTACATTAAACTCTAGGCAGGCAATATCAACTCCTAAAAAGTTGTATACATCTGTAGTTACTCCAGAACCCATGCCTGCTACTGTGCTGTACTCAAACGTGTAAGCACCTTGCAAAACATTAGAAGATGTGTCCAAAGGCAAGTTGTAAAACGCAGAGGTAGTTGACGCTGTAATAAATGCGTTGCTTAAAGCACTTTTATCTAAAATTAGATTACCTGCTGGGTCGTATACTCTTGCGTAAATAGTTGCAGAGGGAGATGTTGCACCTTGATACTTTTTTGTAGAAAGGTTAAAGATAAGATTTGTAGCCATTTTTACTTACGAATTATACACAAAGATAAAAAAAATAGGGTACAAACTGTACCCCATTTCAGATTATTTATATCTTTTGTTTAAGACAAAGCCTTCTTCAACTGATTGTATAACTTCTTTTCCTTAGAAACGTATATAATCAACAGATTCTTTTCCTCAAGTGGGATATCAGCAACGATAGTTTCTTTGCCATTTATGACCATAACTACCTGATCTCCGTCCTCGTTAGATTTAAGAATTCCGTTTGCAATAGCCTTGTCAACTAAATCTTTAGCATCTGATTCAGCATCATTTTGCGTGAAATTCTTAATAACTAAATTCTTGAAATTCTTACTTCCGTCCATTGTAGAGAACAATTTAGAAAGAATAATCTCCTTACTATCATCCTCTTCTACAGCAACATATGCAGAAGCAAATGATTTTAATTTTTCTGTAGACAAGTTAGATAATGCAACTTTAGCATTAGCCTCAGCAAGAACATCGTTAGTTCTAGAAGATGCATCAGCTTGATGAACTAAGAAACGAAATGGAGATATATCATTTCCTTTTAAGCCATTAGAAAACAACTTGCTAAAGTTGTAACAAAACCACAACAACTCAATGTCTTCCTTTGGTTTAAAGACAAATGAAGTGTCGATTACAGTGCTTTTTTCAGCAAAGTAAGAAGATCCGTCACCACGATATCTTGCAGGTTGGTTAGAGAAACGGATTTCTCTTTGCTCTCCTGTCTCGTTATCAACCCATTTATTTACAAGTAAAATGTTATGGGTAGGTTTAGAAAATACAAATGGAGCTGAAGGATTGTTTGTTTCAATCTTTTGTATAACGCCACTATTATATGTAATTCTAAGACCTTTATTTTTATTCATGTAATCAGGAAAAACTTCTTTTAACTGATTCAAATCCTCTTCATCAAGGATAAATTTTTGGCCATCTTGAAATAGCATAGTTGTAATTTATTATGTTATTATTTTGTGTGTGTGTGTGTTTAGTAAATTGGGGAGAGAGTTCCCTCCCTCCCCTTTTTACATATTTTTAGACTAAGATTAGTCTGTGATACGAGTGAATTGCTCCAATGTGAAGAAGTCAAATCCAAGGTCAGATGACAAGTAAAGACGAGCAACGTCAGTTGGCCCAATCTTACGAGCAGAAGCACGACCATCGTCTGTGATTTCCATGAAGCGGCTATATCCGTCCATCTCCTTGTAAACCAACTCGATACGATTGCGAAGAACTCCTTCAGCGTCTTGAACTTTGTTCAATGGAATAATCCATCCTCTGCGGCGTAACTGTGAAGTTGTATTAGCAGCAGTAGTTGCTGGGTCTTGCATGAAACGAGCGTTCTTTAACGCGAAGTTGTAACCATCTACGTTGATTGCCTGCCAAGAGAAAGTAGAGAACAAAGTCTCAGTTTGCTCCATGTTACCACCGAAGAATACGTCAGCAATGTTTTGAGTAGTAGCGTTAACTAAGTTAGCGTTTTGAATGTAAGAGCCAGAAGCACTGTTCAAATCTTGCATCAATTCAGAATACAATTCAGTAGTTAACCAAGCCAAGAACAAGTTACTTGAGTAACGGCGGCTCATTACGTTAGCAATGGTACGGAAGTCAGAAACATCAAAGTTGCCAGAACCACCAACGCTGTGAGTATATCCGCGAGAAGTAATCTCAGCATCAAGACCAGAGAAGGTCTGAGGAATACTTGAGTTAGTTTGTGATTGACCGAAAATCATTGATAAAGCAATTTGCTTAATCAAACGATATTCAGCTTCGTCTTGACCTTCGTAGAAGAAACCGTTCATCTTCTTAGTCTTACCATCTCCGTACTCAACTTCCATCCACTGTGGGGCGTTAGTTTTTTGAGTACCAGAAAGAGTATAAGTCTCTTTAAAGATTTGAGTCTTCCAGTTGTACTTAGTCCAGAAAGATTGAGAAGAGATTGGTTGATCAGTTCCTTCGTCCCATGCAGAACCAACAACAACGAAGATATCACCTAATGTTGCAGCTGAGTTAGTAGTAGAAAGAATAGGTCGAATAGTAACAGAAGCGTTTGTAACACCTGTAACTCTATATAATGGCAACGTAGCAACGCTAGTGTTCATTAATATTTGACCTTCCTTAGCGTAGGTAGTATTAGCAGGTTGATCAACAAACGGAAAAGACAAGTTAGCTACAGCAGGAGAACTAGTAGCACTTGCGTCTGTGTCAGAAACAAAAGTCAAAGGCAAACCTGCGCCTGGAGCAGCAACTGTAGTTTGAACAACAACAGGAGCGTCATAAAGACCCTTTTCCCAGTGCCATCCTGTAATGTTTTGAACGCCACGCTTCATTCCTAATCCCATCAAAAGTTGGAAGTCAGAAAGACCGTTGTCACCGAATTTATTTTTAAGGGTACGCAAGTAATGAGGTACAAGCAAACCTGTTTGGTAAGATGCATCAAACAATGAAAGTAACTGTCCGTTAAGACCACTGGATGTACCTATTGGGGTATTTGAAGAAGTTCCAAAAGCCATTTTGGTAAATTATTAAATTAATACTTATTTTTTATTTTAACCTTTAAATTTGTCTCTCGAAGTATTGCAACAATTGACTCTTTTCGTTACTTCCACCCTGCTTTTCCGGTCTAGCAACAGGCGATCCGTTATGAAACTCTTTAACCGATTTTTCTAGGGCCTCCCCTTTAGCGGCTGTGATAAGAGATTTATAGATATTGGATGCTTCTAAATTTTCTATTCGACTCCGAACATATGTGTTTATAAGCTCAATACTTTGATCGTCTGGTAAAGATGGATTTGAAGCGATGATATTTGTAATCTCTTTTTGGAGCTGAGTTCGGGTTTCCGCAGACACCTGCGCCTTCACTTTGTACCCCTCAAGGTCATACTCCACCTCTTTCAAATCAGTCAGTTTTTCAATTGTCGGCTTCCATTCCTGGACAGCCTTTGCAACAGTCTCTTTAGACTCGTTGTATTGGTTACGCAAAGATGCAACAAAATCTTTATTCTGTCCAATATTTTGTAATTTTTCTTCGACTACAGCAATATTTTTTCCAATCTTCATCTTCATCACCTTTGGAGCGTCTTCAAATGTAACGTCAGCATAGGTGTTGTTCTCGTCTGCGATTGCCTCACATAAGTCTTCGAATGTCATGTTATTCAAAAGATCAGGCTCTTGAATTACTTGAGAAAGTGCCATGACTTGAATTGGATTCTGTTTAATTTCATCAGATGTTTTTCCAACAAATTTATTAGCGATGTCTAAATCGTTAATCCCTGTGTTTCTGATAAAAGAGTTAAGACTAGCAAGTTTTTCATTTGCAAAGGGAGACTCTAACTCTTTAATTAAAGTTTCTTGTTGAGAGATAAGAGGCTCGTACTCATCGTACTTCTTTGCTCTTTCCTCAAAGGCAGAATACTTTTGTTTGATAGAGTCCATAGACTCAAAGTCTCCGAAAATTGCCTTTAAGTCTGATGCTTTAAAGGTTGTATCCTCGTTAATAATTGGTTCTGCCAAAGGAGCAGGTTCGCCACCATCATCATTTGGTGTTGATGTAAATGCAGGTGCTTCTTCTCCAGAAGGCGTTGGTGTAGGAGCCGGGTTATCCACACCTAAGAAACTAAAAATGTTTGTAGGTGTTCCTTGTTCTTGATTTTCCATATATGTGTTATTTGTGTTTATGCGCTTGGTTTGCGGAACTTACCTGTAATTTCAGTACCAGTCTGTTCCTGTAGATATGCTTCTGCCTTAATCTCCTCGATTGAACCTTGAGTCTCGGCAGCGATAATCATTTGTTTTTCTTTAATTCTAATATTAGAAAGAGCCGCTTCTTTTTCAACTTCAATCTTCGCTGCCATTTGAAGTAGTTCCATCTCACCCTTCTGTTTCATCAACTCTAACTCTTGTAGAGATTGTGCTTGAGCCTGTTGGTTTTGAGCAGCCATTTCATCATTATACTTACGCTTCTTACTGCTCTTATATGTTAAGTACCAAGTCGCTTCTTTTAAACGACCTTTCTCCAACATCTCTAAAATCATAGTGTAGTCAGAAAGTTCTATCTCAGGCATTCCGTTACGACCTACTTTTAATGCAGTCTCAGCCGCCTCAGCAATTTTAAACTTCTGTGTGGAAGAAATTTTATTGCTAAGAGAAATTCCTAACTCATCTAATGTAAAGTCAGCAGCAGGCATCATATACTCAATTGCTGTTTTTCCAAATATTTCCTCGTAATAAGATTTTACCTCGCTATCAAAACGCATGGTTGTCATGGCACGAAGAGCAATGTTCTGTCCCATCTTAACTTTCAAACGCTCTAACGCTTGTTGTAGTGGCCACAAAGCATTGTTAGTAGCCTCGACTTCCATCTCAGCAACTCCGACTAACTTATCCCCTTTTGGAGGAGAACCAGCCATTGTTGGTGTAATACCTGTAATCTGCAACAGCTTTTCTACATCATGTTGGTAGGCAAGAATCCATTCAGATAGTTGCTTACCAATACCACCTTCTAATTCATCAAAGGTTTTGTTAGTATTTACCTTACCGCCTAGAAGAGATGATTTGTAGAAGAAGTTACCTGTGTGAGAATATACTTGAACGAGGTCAAATGGAGTGTACATTGAACCTGCGATACTATTAATGTTCAACGCTCCAATATCAATCGCAATACCCTTAGGAGCAGCCGCTAGTTTAGCCGCTTGTAATTTAAGGTGATTGATTTGTAGAGAGTCGTAAATTGGGATAGCGGTTTCGGTAATTGATTTACCAGGAATTTTTTCAAAACGATAAGAGATTTGAGGCTTTTGTTTGCTCACTCTCTTCATATTCTTTTGCTTACCACCCACTGTGATGTTTGCCCCTGGCATGAAGTAACCTTCATAAATAACATGGGCATCAACAATAACTGTTTTCTTCTTGTCAGTATTTACATATTCCCCAAACTTGTCTGAGTAGAATGTGTGAATACCATCACGATCTTTCTTTTTATAGAACTGAGTATCTTTTGAAATGTATTCAAACTCAAGAACGTCTACAAAAAAGTCATCGTAACGCATACGGTCTGTTAGAGTGTCACGTTGTGAGTACCAAGACCAACCATATCTGTCATTTGAGTAAGTTATATCAAATGCCCATTTGGCAATTCTATTAACTTGCTTTTCAGTATCTTCTTCACTCCAACCGTTTTGGATGAGCAAATCTCTAACTTGAGGAATGCTATATTTTTCAAAGTGACCTGCAAATGGAGTGTTGTCTCCTTGAGATTCATCTGTCCACGCACAAATAAATTTAGCCGCATCAATGTACTTCACCTTTGCCATTCCTGTGTGAGGGTCAGTATAATCCTTGCAAACCATAAAGCTAAAGTTGATTGCATCGTCTTTTAACTGACGTTCAATCTTACTCCAATCACTATTTGTAAAGCCTAACTCAATCAATTTCTCTAAAGTAATTTCTAAGTTTTGCTTAAATCCACCAAGACTTTCAAATACATCTAACTCACCAGAGTCTTGAGGAAGAAATTCTCCTTCACCAGCTTGAGGCATTCCAATCTCTTTCATCAACGGTTCCATCTTTGACTTAACGTAAAGTGTTGCCTTGTCTAGTGCTTTCTTATTTTTAATCTCTGGGTTAATACAATCAACTTGAACTCGTTGATTATCAGTACCTACTACAGAGTGAATAACTCTTTTTAGTTCGGGGGCAATTGAGAAAATCTCAAAGTTCATGTTGGCATACCCCTTTCTACGAATACGTTGTGCTTGTGGATTGGGACTTGACGTACTTGATTTCTCTTCCCCACGTTGAATCCACATATCGATGTACTTCTGTTGGTTTTGTCTCCCTTCAGAATAGTTCCTGATCTCAAACAAACGAGCGATATCTTGTCTACCGAAATAAGTTTTGTTATTTTCGTAACGATAAAAAATAGCACGACCAATTTGTGACAACCAGTTGTTGTCTTTCTTTTTAGGATCAATATCATCCTTCGGCCACAAGATAGTATATTCGCTCATACTTTAATAATAATCAAATGTATCAAAAAGTTTTGAATCTATATTCATAGATTGCTCATTTAATTCTACAAATTTAGGGTAAACTGACTTACTTCCCAAAAGTGCGTAGCCTCCTGCCGCAAATAAATCGTATTTTGTCATTTCTTGTTTACCATCGATGTTAGCACACTCCTCTAAAATCTCAATGTGGTTTTCTCCTTCCACACCATTTTTTAGGTAATGTTCCCAACTATCAAAGATGTCTTGCTTTGCAGAATTGCTTGAACCGTCCGTAGTAATCCTACCCGGCAACGGCTTTCTGAATCCATTCTCATCCATGTCGTACAAGAGATACCCTCGTAATCCCCACTCTAAAAACTTCTCGTAGAGGATGGTAATATTCATCTCGGGGTATAGCATCGCTCCAAAGAACATACAAGCCTTTGCCATGTCATCGCAATACTCTTCTCTTCCAACATCTCTTTGTTTATAAGTGAGGACAAACTTATCTGACGCCCACATACCTCTTGGCTTAATGAGTAGTCCTGTGTCTCCATCAAGATGCTCATCCTTTTTGTAGTACATTGCACCTGCGTTGTAAGACTTCTTCTTACCACTCACCTCGTGAGATTCGTACTTGGCAGGGTCAGCTCCCATTACAAACTTGTTCATAACGGTCCAACCAGGCTTCCAAGATTCCAACTCCGAGTCCCACTCTTTTATGTTTCTCGCTCCTGCTGGAGGAAGGAAGGATATGTTAAACTTACCCTCGTCATCCTCAACTAATTTTACACGAGAGCATCTTCCGTTTTCCCACTCAAAGTTGTACCTACGAGTTTTATGTTTTTCAAAAGTAAGTTCTGTAATTCTTTTTCTTATCTTGAGGACAGGGAAAGAGGAGTCTTTTGATGCCGACATAAAGCATTCTTTCAGATTCATTGGGAAGTTTTGCATCTCCTCAATGAGTCCTGTTTGATCTCCGTTCATTTCGAATGCTCTTCTCTTGTTTTCAAGATATGTCTTCGCTCCCATCGAAACAAACTTACCATCCACATTCTTTGTTGGCTTCTCCGGATCTTCAACGATAGAGTTTCCAAACTCGTCAATGAAACCATCCAAGCCATCGTGTGCAGGAAAGAATAGAGTTAACAACCCTGTCATTGTCTGTCCGTTGTCGTTCCTTTCATTGAAACGAGAGCCAAGGATAAGTTTCTTCATCTGCTCACCACCACCCTTTTCCATCTCACCTAGTGTTGAAGTGAGGAGACCAATGCCATGAATGTACGGTCCCTGTGCGAGACACTTCATAACGACCCTCCATCTGTCAACAACATTGATGTTGATACCTGCTTTCGGATCTATCTTTCCAACCTCATCGTGGTGAATGAAGTGTAACTTTTCCATGTCATACGCTCTCTCTCCAGATGGTCGGTGGTTTATCCAACCCTCGTGTGGAGGGAGAGAAGTTGTCCCCACACCACCTGCTGTTCTATTTGCTGGAGCAGTAAATTGTATGGCTTCTTTTGGAACAGAAGATCCCTCAGTCATCAACTTGAAGAAGAAAGGCATTCTGCGGAGACGCTTTGCAATGTGATCCACAAAAACCTGAGTGGAGTGGTAATCCGACATACTTTGGATGCCGCCAAAACGCTGAATGCCCATCGTTGCGGTCACATACCAATTCATAAAACCTGCACGAGAGGTTGCTCCCTCTCTTCGGTGTTTCGGGTAGATAACTCCGTAAGTTGTTCTCTCGCCTGTGTCTATCGTATAATCGCCTTTTTCAACATAGCAGTCGGGATGTTTTTCTTTAAACTCATCAACGCTCTTCTGCATATTGAAGTAACGAACATAACTCTTTTTCTTCTCGAGATAAACTACCTTGAATTTGTAGTAAGCATCTCTAGTTGTGTAGGCATACATAACGGTTAAGAACCACCTTCTATCTCTGTCTCGGTACTCTGCTAAACCTTTTGTATTTCTTCCGTTACCAATTGGCCAATAGTTTAAGTATGTGTATTGACACCCAGGCATATATGTTGGAGTGCCGTTATTGAAGAAGAAGTAACCCTTGTAGTGTCTCTTGATCTGTCTCTTAATCCACTGTATTTCTTTTGAGTAATAAGAAACATCGTTGAATAACTCTTCGTCAATATCCTCTAACTTCACTACATCCTTTGGCTTCATCTGTTTCTTTCTGCGAATAACAGATTCGATTTCAGATAACTTCGAAGGCATCTCTTGATAAGTAAACTTCTGTTTTTCGGGAGGAAGTCCGTAACCCTCAACTTTTTTTATAGCCTCTTCGTAAGGTAAATTATAATACTCTTCAACTGAAGGAACTTTAATTTTTATTGGGTACAAGTCTTCGTCACCATCGTTTACAATAATGAACTCCTCTTGTGGTTTGTATTTATATTTTACTTCACGCATCTATATCTGGGAATACATCTCCATTTTGTTCAAACTCACGAATATACTCTTCGGGCCTAATACCCAAAGAGTCTAACAAAGTAAACTCAGTTAACTCATCCTCTAATTCTTTGCTTTTTTCCCCTTGTAAGAAATCAGTTTTTGAAGATGCAATTTGTGACATCGTCATGTTAATAATTTCTCTTCGAGTCTTTTCCGCTTGAACTATCTTGGCTTGAGCAACTTCATCTTCAGCCTCTAATTTAATCTCTAATTCGGTATAACGCAACAGGGCCTCTTCCGCAGACTTCCAAACCATATACTGCTCACCACCCATCAACATAAGGAAATAGATTGCCCTTCTGTTTACTCCCTTGATTTTCCAATTAAGCATATCCTTAATTACATCGTCATATGGAGGCTCAAGGTTTAAGCATTGTAACGCCCACACTTTCCTTCTCTTCAAGTCGGGAATACCCTGACCCGGAGATCCCAAGTCGTACATATAGATCAGGTATCGCATAACGATATCTGGGTCTAACTTCTTAGGTAAATCGTTTGCTGCAAATATTATAGAGAACTTAGATAAGTCTGAGAACTCAAAAAGCACAGGTGTGCCTAATGGTATCTTATGTATTGGGTATTTTAGTTTGTTAAACTCATTATGTTCAAACTTCATACGCTAGAATTTCATTGTGTCTGATTAAATAGTATTCTTCTTTTAACTTCTTATTCAAACCTGCTTCCAAAGGAATACCACAATTCTTTTTCCCTAAAATAATTGAACCTACTTCAGGAACGGCATCTTTTCCATACAGTATTTCATGTGATGGTGAAGAACCTCCAACCGCAACAACTTCCCACTCAAACTCCTTGTATTTTTCTTCAAAAGCTTCTGGAATTATCAATAGAGAACTTTTAGGTTTTTCGGGAACTTGTTTAATTAAACACCATCCGTCTTGAGGAATAAGTTTTCCGTCTCTAATTGTTAAATATATAAGATCAGGTCTAACTAATAAAACTTCCTGATCTCCAACATCAATAATACGTTTGTTTTTACCTTCGCTATATGCTCCAACAACCTCTCTAATCTCAACGTACTTAACGAACACCTCGTCTCCTTTTTTCCACTTGCCGTAGTCCTCAAAAACAATACAATCGGTGTTTGTCCAATAGTCAGCCTCTTCTGAAGCGGTTCTAATTACCATGTGAATTCTTGTGTCTCCAACATCAACACCATCGGCTAGATGCTCCTTGGATTTCATAACTACAGGCAAATAATTCAAATACTTCATTTTGAAAATATTAAGTGTGTTTTTTGTGCGTGAATTGATGTACTTTTGTACAGCATCGTTCTGATGCTTGATTTTTGTTATTGTGTTCTTTATTTGTGTGCAGAAAATGGGAGCAACGGTTCCCATTTTTTGTTAGTGATCTCGTACTTGTGTAAACGTAGGGAGCAACAATATTGCCTCTCTACCATTTTCTGTCTCATAGGCAGTATCAAATGACAGAATGTAACCACCGATTGGTTTTGGAGGTCTTCCCTTTTCAACGTGATATCCAAAGTCTCCTGCTCCGTATTCCTCTTTGTATGCCGCTGTTCTGATGTGGTGAACATACTTGTGCTTAATAAAGTAACCTCTCTTTGAGTGATGCTCCAAAGACTCTTGCCCATCAATGACGTGGTACAACTCGTGAACGTGTCCCATCCAAATGCAGTCTGCCCCAGCAATCATAACACCCATTCTGTTGTTTTGTATAGTTCCCTTTGTAACAGGTCCTCCCCCCCCTGTCCCATGGTAGTATTTCACGTTGAACGAAAATGTTGCGTGTTTCTTATGCTGAACGTGCAGCTTCCACCAACCTCCGTAACCACCAACATGAACACTTGTTTTATTCTTGTAGTTTAACAAGTCAACAAATCTTTGGAGAGGATCTGTCTCTGTGTTTTTAATAATTGCAGTCTCATGGTTTCCGTATCCAATCCACAAAATATGTTCTGCGTAAGGTGACCACCAATCTACAGCATCCTCAATTACAACATCAAGATAGTTATGATGATTATGTTCTGGACGAATGTCTTTCTTGTTTCTACGAGGGTCCCACTTCCCTTGCATAAGACATAGGAAGTCCCCATTAATAACGATTTTTATTCCGTTCTTAACAGCGTCATCAAGATGGTTTTTTAACACATCTCTCTTACACTTAGGATTGTCCCAATGGATATCGGAAATCATCAGAAACTTGTCTGTTGTTGAACACTCTGTGACTAGAATGTTTTTGCCGTACTTAATAGTTTGCATTATTATAGAATTCGTTAGATTTTAATAGTGTAAAATATTCCACAAAAGATTTATATGGAGCGTCTATGATTAGAGGCTCTGTTGATCCTGTGATATATACTAAAGTTCTTGAACCTATTGATGCTGAACCATCGTTACGAAATTCTACATCGGCTTGAATAGCAGCCACTTTTGTTATGTCAAAAATGATAGGGACAAAGTCTGCGTAGAGTCCTTGTCCGGGGTTGCTTTCAATCTCTTCTTCGCTATTCCATACCACACAAGTGGTACTGCAAAGAACAGGAAGCGGTTTTTTTTCATCCTCTTCTTCCTCTCTTTTCTTTTTGGACTTAAAGAACATACAGTTAATTTTATCCAAAAATACAAAAATCCCCCTAAATAAGGGGGACTTTCTTTTTGTATTAGAAGGGGAGGTCATCCTCGGACTCCTTGGACTCTCCCTGCGGAACTTCTGCTTTTGGTTTTGGTTCATCTTTTGGTTTTGCTTCTCCTGTGATTTTCCAAACTTGAAGAGAGTTGTATACTCTTCCGTTGTACTCCCTTCCTTTCAAGTTAAAATCAACTTCGATTTCATCACCTGTCGAGAATGGTTCGATTAGGAGTGTGTTGTCGTTTATCAATTGGAACTCTACTAATTCAGGGTACTTACCCTCTAGTTCTAGGACAAATGTTCTAACAGAAAATTTGGCACTCTTGTTTTCGGTGTTACCTACCGACTTAATTTTTCCTTTTACGTTCATTGTTATATAATTTTCACAAATGTATGAATTAACTTTAAATGCGCCTCAATAACTTTTTAACATTGTTGTTAATAAAATATTTTTCCAAATTTGGTTTTAACATTATATATTTGCCGATAATTAACACATAACAAAAATGAACGTAGATAAAAATATACCAATCCCAAGCACAAGTGGGAGAGGTAGAAAAACCGAATATGTTTTACCAGATATGGAAGTTGGAGACTCTTTCTTCGTTCCTGGAGAAACATCAAAATACCTTGCTAAACTTTTCTACCAAAAGAAAAAGAAGAACTACGAACTGACTGCCCGATCAATGGATGGTGGAGTTCGTGT